CCCGGAGTACGAGGCTGACCACGTATTCCACGCCGGGGAGCTCGGGGTCGCTGATCTGTTCGCCCTGATCCAGGGCGCGTCCGTGGTGGTCGGCGGCGTGGGCTGGATCGTGCCCGCCGTGATCGCTGCCGACGTACCAGCCGTGATCGTGGGCGGGGGGATGGGGGCATACAATGCCCCGGAAGTGGTGTCCGACCCGTCGCAGCCTCGGGCACGGCTCGCGTGGGTACTGCCTGACGACTACTGCCGCTGCACCAATCGGTTCCACGGTTGCGCCAAGGTGGTGACCGACTTCGGGGCGAAGTTCACTGCCGCGCTGGGCTCTGTTGCTCGCCCACTGGCCCTGGCGGCGGCATGACGGCCGACGCCGTCTTCAATGAGGCCATTTCCGGCCTGGCGTGGGCTCCGTCCCTTGGCGTAGGCCACTACCCCGTGGCCGAGCGCGACGAGCCGTACCGCAACGGAGGGGCCCAGGCCTACTGGGAGAAGTACGCCGGGTACGCCGAGACCCCCCTGGGCGTCGCGCTCACGGACACGCGGGTCACTCTGGTACGCGAGCACACGAAGGGCCCCGTGGTGGACGTTGGCATCGGGTGCGGCCAGTTCGTGGAGGCCATGCGCGCCGCTGGGTCCGACGCCTACGGGTGCGACGTGAATCCCGTGGCGGTGGCGTGGCTGAATCACCGGGGCCTCTGGCGGTCCCCGTGGGAGCAGGAGGTCGACGCGGTCACGTTCTGGGACGTGCTGGAGCACATCCCGGACCCGGCGACGATGCTCGCCGGCGTCCGGACGTGGGCGTTCGTGGCGACCCCCGTATTCGAGTCTGCCGAGGCCGTGCTGGAGTCCAGGCACTTCCGGCCCAACGAACACCGCTGGTACTGGACCGCTGACGGCCTCTGCCGGTGGATGGGCGCCCAGGGATTCGGGTGCGTGCTACGCGACCGACGCGAGACGGACCTTGGCCGCGAGGGCATCGGCACGTTCGTCTTCCGGAGGTCCGCATGAGCGGGCGGATGCGGGCCGGGCTCCTGCGCAACCGTGTCCAGTTGCAGCGGAAGACGCGGACTTCCGACGGACAGGGTGGGTGGACCGAAACGTGGACCACCTACGACACGACGTGGGCGCGCGTGCGGCCCCTGTCTGTAGACGAGCACCAGGCGGCCATGCAGCCCGACGCCCGGGCCCGGTACGAAGTGACCATCCGGGCGAACACATCTACGGTCGCCGGCCCTGACCGGGTGCTCTTCGGCTCCAAGGTGCTGGACGTGATCGGTCCGCCCGTGAACATGGACGAGCGCGAGAAGTTCCTGTCATTCCCTGCGGCCCACGACTCAGAAGAGGACGTGTGATGGGCGCCCGACTGATCGGATTCGACCGGTTGCGCGCCAAGCTCGCAAACCTGTCCGACGCGGACCGGGAAGCCCTGCGCCCTGCCGTCCAGGAGACCGCTACCGAGGTGGTCGCCAAGGCTAGCGCCGCGGCGCCGCCCAGCTTCGACATCACGCACGAGACGAGCGAGGACGGGCTGCGCGCCAAGGTCGGAACCAACGACTACCGGGCCGGCTGGCGCGAGTTTGGCACCAAGGGTCACACGATCGCCCCGAAGAACCGGAAGGCGCTGAAGTTCGCCGGGGACGCTGGCGACGTGTTCGTGGGCAAGGTCTACCATCCGGGACAGCCCGCCAAGCCATTCCTCTTCCCCGCGTTCGAGAGTGAGCGCACGGCTCACGTGGCGCGGGTGGCCAAGGCGCTCAACCGGTCCCACCGGAAGGTGGCGGGGCGATGAGCGCCGAACGGGTAGTTCAGGCGGCCCTGTACGCGGCCCTGACGGGCGACACGCCCTACATGGCCCTGGTCTCGGGCGTCTACGACGAAGAGGCGCCCCAGGGCACGGACTACCCCTACACGGTGCTCGGCAGCATGACGGAGGTGCCCGCGCACGTGATGGAGGCCGACGGGTGGGAGCACACCATCACGATCCACGACTTCACGGACGCGAAGGGCAGGAAGGTCCTTCAGCAGATCCGCGAGGCTCGTGAGGTTGTCGTGCATAAGCAGATCCTGAGCGTGTCCGGCTTCGGGCTCACTTCGATGCTCTGCGAGTTCGCGGACGTGCTGGTGGAGTCGGACGAAAACGGAAAGACGATCCGCCACCAGGTCACGCGCTACCGCGTGCAGTCCCTGGCGACGGCGTAACGGGAGACGGTGATGAAGAACTGGACAGAATCAGACTGGTGCGGGCGCACGAATTACGAGTGTGCGGACTGCGCCTACTCCACCCTGGAGGTCGACGCCATCGTGCGCCACTCCATCCGGTCCCACGGGGCCCGGCCCCAGGTCGCCGAAGGCGTCGGCGTCCTGCGGGACTACACGATCAAGCACACCCGCGGTGGCTACTACACGGTCGCCGCACCCGATGGTACCGAAGTGCCAGGCCCCTCCAATGGAAAGTGGCAGGGGAAAGACGGCGCCGTGCAGGGGGCGCTGGCACACGCCTCCGCGCAGAACCCCACCATGCCCACCCTCGAGGAGGAGGAGGACTAAGTCATGTCCAAGCACAACGCTCACGGGACCCTTCTGAAGCTCGGGTCGGCCCTGGTGTCGCCGACCTACACGACCATCGCCCAGGTGGTCAGCATCTCGGGCCCGAACCAGACCCGCGGGACCACTCCGGTCCCCACGCACGACGACACGGGCGGCATCGACAAGATCGCCGACGCCCTGTACGACGGCGGCCAGGTGACGTTCTCCGTCCTGTTCGACCCGTCGCTCGGGACCCATGACGCCTCCACGGGCGTGAAGGCACTGGCGGACTCCGGGGCCGAGCGTCCGTACCAGCTCATCTTCCCGACCGCGGTGGGCGTGCAGTACGAGTTCAACGCCTTCGTAGTCAGCCACCAGCCGACTGGCATGGACGCGAACACCGGCGTCCTGCGCGCCGACGTGACGCTGGAGATCACCGGCGGCGTGACGGAGGTCTGAGGTGAGTAAGGCCAAGGAGTTCACGCTGGACCTCGGGGGCGAGCAGGTCGGGTTGCGGTTCGACTTCAACGCGCTCGCCACCGTGGAGGAGCTCACGGGCCGGAACCTGGTGGTGGAGGGGTTGAAGGATCCCTCCATCACCGACCTCCGGGCCCTGATCTACGCCTGCAGCGTGGCGTGGTGCGATGCCCACAAAGAGGAGTGCAGGTACGACCTCAAGGCCATCGGCGGCATGCTCGACATGGATACCGTGACCCAGGCGTGGAGCACGCTCCAGGCCCTGACCACGGCGAACATGCCGGAGCAGCGAGGGCCGGCGGGGGTCGGCGAGGAAAACCCTCCGGAAGCCCCGGAAGGGGCCTAACCGTCGAGCGGTGCTACGGCATCGCCACGACGTTCCTGGGGGTCGGGGAGGACGAGTTCTGGCGGATGACGCTTCGGCAGTTCGGGAGCAAGATGGACGCCTTCAACGACAGGGAGAAGGTGATGCGGCAAGAGGCAGACCTGCGGGCGGGAGTGATCGCGGCCACGCTCTGGAACACGGCCGCGTTCCGTGGCCCGGGATCCGAGGACCGCAAGCCGTCGGATTTCTTCGCCAGCCTGCAGGGGCCCGCGGAGGAGCCCCGAGACAACCCGCACGCCATGCACGCGGCCTTCCTCGCTCTGGTGGCGGGGAAGATCCAGAGAGCCAACTGAGGCGCACTGAATGATCCTGGAACGCCTGGTCGTAGCCATCGACGCAGACCTGAAGGGTTTGCGCGATATCACCGCAGGGGCGGCGCGCATGGAGCGCAACGTCGAGCGGAATATGACCCGTGCGGGCGTGGCCGCCGACCACTTTGGCGACCGGATCCAGGGCGTAGGCCAGAAGCTCACGCTGGGCCTCTCCGTGCCACTGGCCGCGCTGGGCGTGGTCACCGTGGTCACGGCGGGCAAGATGGACCAGTTGCGCCGCGGGCTGGACTCCGTGACGGGATCCGGCCAGGAAACGGCCCGCCAGCTCCAACGGCTGCGCGAAGTGTCGAAGCTCCCGGGCCTCGGGTTCGAGGAGGCGGTGCGCGGTTCGATCAACCTGCAGGCAGCGGGGTTCAGCGCCGGCCTGGCCGAAAAGTCGCTGCGCGGGTTCGGCAACGCCCTGGCGTCCGTGGGCCGCGGCCGGGCGGAGTTGGACGGCGTGATCCTCGCCCTTGGGCAGATGGCCGCCAAGGGCAAGATCATGGCCCAGGAGGTCAATCAGTTGGCCGAGCGGGTGCCCCAGATCCGCAAGGTGATGGAGGCGGCGTTCGGCACGGCGGACACCGAGAAGCTCCAGAAGATGGGGCTGGATGCCACGACGTTCGTCAGCGAGGTAGTGGAGCAGTTGCTGCTCCTCCCCCCGGTGACCACGGGCATCGCCAACTCGTTCGAGAACATCACCGACCAGTCCAAGAATACCGCGGCGTCGTGGGGTGACCGGCTCGTGCCCGCCACGGCGGGACTGCTCAACTCCGGCTCCGACCTGCTGGGCGTGCTGGAGCGGATGCCCCCTGCCCTCAAGGACGTGGCTATCGGTGGCGCTGTCGCCGCGGGCGCGCTGGGGCCCCTCGCGCTGGGCGCGGCCGCGCTGGTCAAGCTAGGCCCGGTCATCATCGCTCAGTGGGGCGTTCTCGCGTCAGTCAGTGGCCCTATCCTTGGGGTAGCGGCTGCGATTGGGGCGGTCACCGCGGCCGGGCTGGCGTTGTCCAACAACTGGCCCACGATCAGCTACGAGGTGACGCGCCTCGCTGACGCGCTCCGGGACCGGCTGACGCCCGCCACGCAGGACCTGACAGCCGCGTGGGACAAGCTCAACGAGACGACGGACCCGAAGTTGCGGACCGGCACATCCGGCACATCCCAAGACCTGCTCAACTCGCTTCGCTTCGGCGGCGCCCCGGGTCAGGGCAAGTGGGGTGTGCCGCTCGTGACGCCCGCCGCGTCCGCTTCGACATCCACGGGCCCGTCGCCGATCCCGTTCCACGTCACCGCCGAAGCGGTCGACATGCTGCTGGAGCGGCAGAAGAAGCTGCAGGAGGAATCTGCAAAGCTCCGGCTGGACCTGAAGCTGGCAGAGGGCACCGCAGCGGCCGACAGTCTCCAGGCGAAGCTGGGCGAGGTGGCACAGGAGCTCGGGCGCGTCAACGCGCTCCTGAACACGTCCAGCGGGAAGACGTGGTCGGCGCTGAAGGGCTTCATGGACGCCAACGCCCTGGCGGGCCCCGTTGGGCTACTGGACGGCCGTGGATTCCAGTTGCCCAAGCAGGGCTCCAAGACCGGGTTGACCCTGACGCTGGATCCCAAGACCGGGCTGCGGGAGTGGAAGCGCATTACCGAGAACGGCATCCCGATTGTCATGCCGGACGTGAATCCGCTGACCGGCAAGCCGCAGGGCACGGGGGCGGAATCCGCCAACTGGCTCGACGACATCGGCAAGCAGTTCGGGGATATCGGGTCCCGTCTGTTGGATCCGAAGATCGTCGCCTCCAACCTGGCCACCCAGGGCATCACCGCTTTGTCTGGATGGGTCTTCGGGCAGGTAGGCTCCATGCTCTTCGGCGGCACCGACCGCAACGAGGCGTTGCGCGAACAGGTCCGCCAGTTGGAGCGTAACTCTGACCGGCTGGAGCAGCTTCGCGACGGCCTGGCCACGCTGGACACCGCGCTGCTCGGCGAGAAGGGCGGCACGATCTCCGGAGTCGCGAAAGCCATCGGCGCGTGGCTCAACAACACGCAGTTTGCCGACCCGAACGTGCGTGGCGGTGGTCTTCAGGGCGTCCTGGCGTACTACGGCGCCTCCATGGAAGACCTCACCCGGCTGGCGCAGCGGTTTGGGATCGAGTTGGACGGCTCCGCCCGGTCGTTCGAGCAACTCCAGACGGCCCTGGAGTCTGATTTTCTACGCAATCTGACGGGCACGTTTGAGGGTGCGTTCGGGCTGATGCGTCAGGAGTTCGACCTGCTCGACATCACGGACCCGATGGAGCAGTTCCAGCGGTCCATTGATCTCGTGGCGTCGCTGGTCTCGGACGACCTTGCTTCTACCCTCCGGGGCCTGGATGCCTCTGGTCTGGACGCGCTGATCTCCGACACGCTGGACCGGCTTCGCCTTGGAGACGTGACGCTCTTCAACGAGCTGGGCGCGCTGTCCATTAACGAGTTCTTGGAGTTTCTCGGGTTCGCCGAAGGGGCGCTGGACCGGTTCGGCGACACCGCCAACAAGGCGACCGAGGCGCTCCGCAACGCTCCGTCCGGCTTCAAGGTCAACCTGTCCAGGTTCCAAGCCGACGCGGGGGTCATGGCCATGCCGGTCCGGTCGGACCCGGGTGGCGGTAGTCCGACGATCTCTACCATGATGGCCAGGGCGAGCGCGGCCGGCCCGACGTTCACGGGTCCGATCTACGTGCAGGCCAACGACCCGGCGGAGTTCCTCTCGCAGTTGGAGTCGCAGGTCCAGTGGCGGTCTCGCACGGGGGCGTCCGTGATCCAGACGTCCACGAGGCGGGGGGGCTGACGTGCCGTACCTGGCTCTTGACGGCGTAACGGTCCCGGTGCCCGTGGACCAGCCGAACAGCGAAGCGGTAGAGGTCGGGACCGTGGAGGCGTCGTTCGACGGGACGCCACGTTCTTCGGTGCGGGCGTACAAGGACCGATGGGAGATCCCGACCCAATGGATGGCTTCCGCTGACGCCGCCACGCTTGAGGCGGTACTGGTGTCCGTGCCGCCCGTGGCCGCGACGGGGACCCTAACTGGTTCGCTGTCCGTCGTCCTGACCAATGTTCGGCGCCAGCACCGGAAGTTCGCGGACGGCGAGCGCATCCGGTTCGACTTCGTCATGCTGGAGGGCTGACCGGTGCGTGCGGTGACCGCCGGCGAACAGGCCGTTCTCGAGGGGGCCCACTACGGGACGCACCTCAAGGTGACCGTGGAGGACGCCGACGGAGTCTATCAGGACGTGTCCGACCGCGTGGTGGGCGGGCGAGTATCGCAGACCGTAGACCAGATCGTGGCCACGGCCGATATCGAGTTCCAGATGGAGGAGCGCGGCGGCAGCTCGCTCGCTCCCCTGGACGAAACGTCCGGACTCAACGTGGACGCCCTCTCTGCCTATGCCCCGCTGATCGACGTAGGCCGCGGCGTGCGGGCGTACTTCGCCACGCTGGCCAACGGATCCACCCCGGGCGGCAGTAACTGGATGCTCGTGTTCGACGGGAAGGTGGACGAGTGGGACGGCACCCAAACGCCGCTGGTGTGTCGGGCCCGGGACGCGATTGGCAGGGAGATCGCTGACCGGTGGGTCAAGGAGGAGATGGAGCTTGGCTCCGACGACGGCGTAGCTATCGAGACGGTCATGCAGGAGATCCTGACCGCTTACACGGCGGGGCCCGTCACGCTCTACGTGCCCACCTCACCCGGGTTCCTGATCAAGCCCTACCGCCAGCAGCGCATGAGCGTGATGGACGCCCTGCAGCAGTTGGCGGCGCTGATCGGGTGGGTCGTGGAACCCCGGTGGGACGACGGCACGGGCGCGTTCCGGCTCACGTTCTACGAGCCCGACCGTGCGCCGGCCTCTACCGACTGGGTGTGGGCGGCAAATCGGTATTCGAGGGTGAACACCTTCGCCCTTTCGATGCTCAATGTCCGCAACTCCCTGTCCGTGTGGTACACGGACGCGGACGGGGTGAGGCAGCAGTACACGGTCGAGGATGCGACCTCAATCGCCAAGTACGGCGAGCAGTGGATGGAGATCGAGGAAGGCGAGGAGTCGAGCATCACCACGGCCGCCGAGGTCCAGGTCATGGCCGACAACGCCCTCCTCGACCTCAAGGACCCGGTGGCGGAACAGGAGATCAAGACCTTCTGTTTCTGGCCGATCCAGTTGGGGGACAACTACGGGTTCACGGCCAACGGGGTGCACTACTCGGAGGACCAGGAATTCGGGGTTACCGGCTACCGGCACGAGTGGCGTGGCGGTCACATTTCCACGTTCATCTCGACGCGGGGGAAGCCAACCGGGTTCACCACCCCTTGGCTCAAGCGGGGGGGCACGCGCCGAGATCCGGTCGAAGAGGCGAACGGCCTGCGGATCAGCGTGCGAGTGCTGTACGACGTACCCGCGGAGGGCCAGGCGACCGTGCGGTTCGTGCGTGGCTCCAACGTCTATGACGTGGCCTACTACCTGACGTCGCTCGCACAGCCGGTCGAGGAAGACGGCAAGCCGTGGCCTCTCGGTCCATGGCCCGGAGACGGGGACCTGCCGACGGCGTCGTTGTCGCGGGGCACGGACCAGTTGGTGGTGGACATCCCGGCGGCGGACTACGTGACGTTCCTGCTGCTGGAGCCGCGAGACGCGTCGGGCAAGGCCGGCAACCCCGTGAAGGTGGAGCTGCACCCGAAGGCGGTATCTACCGGGGCGGACCTGCCGGCCAATGGGGATGTGGTCTATGGTGCCCTGGACAAGTCGTTTCAGCGGTACGGGTTCACGGGCTCGTTCACCAACGCTTCGGCTACATCTGTGTCATGGACCAGCGGCACCATGACGCTCACCGATGGCTCGGGGCCCTACACGATCTCGTCCGGGTCGGCCACAGGGCTCGGGGGTCCGACCGCGCCCACGTACATCTACTTTGACCCGACGGTATCAACGACGGCGTTCCAGGAGTCGGCGACGTGGTCCGCGGCATTCGGCACGTCGAAGCTGCTCATCGCTACCGCGTGGTCCGGAGACGTGCTGGCGAACCACGTCCAGAGCATCGGCATCATGACCCTGGACGGGGTAGCGATTAACCCGCTGTCGATTCTCACGGGCCACCTTGCGGCACTCTCCGTCACCGCCGGGAAGCTCTCGGTCGCGTCCCTGTCTGCCATCTCTGCCGATCTCGGAACCGTGACGGCGGGCACCATCGAGGCGTCGGTGCTGGTCAAGGCCACGACGTTCTCAGCGACCACCGCCACGTTCACCGGCGGTTTGGGTGTGACCGGGACCGCGGTATTCCGAGGCACTACCTATTTTCACACGGCAGCCGGCGGGTCGGTAGAGGTGTACTTGGCAGACGCCTCCCAGTTGTACTTCAACTCCCAGTCGGACGCGGTGCAAGCCGGGCTGTACGCGCTCGACGGCACGGGCAGTGGCGCAGAGCCCAACAAGACGGGCGGGATGGTCATTTCCGTAGCCGACTCGAACGCCCTGCACGTCCTGTCCGACCCGGCCGAACTGCTGGGTTTTCACGGCGTGACTCCAGTGGCTCAGTCGGCGGCGTACACTCCGACGAACGTGACGACCACTCGGTCGTTCGACGCGGATACGGTCACGCTGGCGGCGTTAGCCGACGTAGTGGGCACGGCCATTGCCGACCTTCAAGCCAAGGGGCTTTTTGGATGAGCCGCATTCGCATCTTCCGTTGGGGTGACGAGGGAATTCCCGTGGGCTGGATGTCCATGTTCCCGGAGCCGCGCCAGTGGCTGGGCTACGCTGCGGCCGGCTGGGACCTGGGCGTGTCGTGGGTGGACACGCTGGAGGTGACGATGGAGGACGGCTCGCGGCTGATCGCTGGCAATGAGGCGCCGTTGCCTGGGGGTCCCGATGTCGGCTCGTGAAGTGGTTCGGGAACTGACCGGCCCGCAGTTGGCTGCGGTGAAGCGGGCGCACGAATCCGCACGCATGGCCCAGGCGATCCTGCAGGAGGTTGCCGTCAACGCCAACGTGGCGCGGGCGCACCTGTCCGACATGCTGGTGGGCGTGACGGGCGAGGACGCTGACGGCCTGCTGTTTGACCCGGAGCGCGGGACGATCTACCGGGAGGTGGGCGAATGAGCCTTTTGCTCAAGTCGGCCGCCTCCGGCGAGATCCGGGACAATCACTACGTGCTGAATCCGGTCACGTCGCTGTACGAGCGGACGACGCTGCTGGAGGCTGCGCGAACGAATGCCTGGACGTACTCGGAAGACTTGAGCAACGCGGTCTGGACGAAGACGCGGTGCTCCATCTCTGCGAACGCGACCACCGCACCAGATGGGGCGGCCACAATGGACAAGGTGGTCGAGGACTCGTCTGCGGCCAACAGTCACCAGGTCCAGCGCACCATCGCGGGGACCACCAATAGCACGGCGCAGACGTTTTCTTTCTACGCGAAGGCGGCAGAGCGCACTTTCGTGGCGGGGCGCAGCATAGACAAGGCGGGAACGTCGGTCCTGTCGTACTTCAATCTCGGCACGGGCGCGGTGGCGAGTACGGGCGCGGGCCACACCGTCCGTATCGTGGATGTCGGTGGCGGGATCTACCGGTGCGCGGTCACGTTCAACACCAACACGGGCGGCACCACCCCGTCAGCCATCGTGTGCCTGGCTACGGGTGACGGTGGGTACGTCTACAGCGGCGACGGAACTTCTGGCGCCTACGTGTGGGGGCTTCAGGCTGAAGTGGACCGCGCCTGCGCGTCGTCCTACATCCCTACTGCGGGGTCAACCGCGACCCGCAACGCGGACGCTGCCTATCTGGACTTCACGGCCTCACCCCAAGAAATGACGGCGTACTGCCGGTTTTTCGAGCAGGGCACCAGCAAGATTGCGAACGGGTCCGCACGCCTGTGGCAGATCGGCGGGGCCAGTGGTACAACCGACCCGCGGCTCTTCGTGTTCGCCCATTCGACGGGCGCATACCGGGCCGATCACGACAACGGGACCACCGAGGTTTTGAGCCTTGCGCCTGCCGTGCCCGCGTTGGGCGACCTCGTGGAACTGCGCGTCGTGCTGGGCGCTGACGGGTCCGTGACGCTTGGGCAGTCCATCAAAGGGGCCACGGAAGGCGTAGGGGCCACGTCCGCAGCGAACGCCTTGCAGTCGGCCTGGGGCGGTAGTCGCTTCTACGTCAACAGCGCGGACGACACCACCGGCCACGGTATCAACGCCTTCGCTCAGGTTTACGTCTGGGCCGGAACCAAGACCCTGGCCGAGTGCCGCACGATGGCGGGGGTGTCATGAGCCGCGTAGCCCCCACCACGATCTGGGAAGAGCCCGACGCCAGGAAGTCCACGTCCCGGTGGGTGCCGCTGTACCCCACTCTCGCTGGTGGACGATGGTACCCGTCGACCGCCGCGGCGGACCAGGACGGCACGTTCACGCTCCGGGACGGCCGACTATTCCTCGACCGTGAGGTGGTCGCGTCCGGTCGCATGATCGCAGCCGGCAACCGACGGACGGTCGGGTTTCCAACGTTGCCCGCATCGCAAGTTCTGGCGGCCTACGAGCCTCCCAATCCCGTCGCCAGTTTCACGCGGGCCACCACCGCCACCTACGTTGAGGAAGTCTGATGGGAGCCCCGTACAACTACTCGTGGGACGCGGCCTTCTACGACCACGGGGGCCACGTCGTCAACGTGCAGAACAAGGCGTTTGGCGCGGTGGGTGATGGCACCACGGACGATTCCACTGCGATCCAGGCTGCTATCGACGCCTGCCTCGACGGTGGGTGCGTCGTCCTGCCAATGACCGCGAGCGGCTACGATCTGAACACGACGGGCCTGACGCTCCCGACCACGAAGGCCGTGACGCTCAAAGGGTACGGGGTGCAGTTGCTGTACTCCGGGACCGGCGCGGCCATCACGATCAACAACGCGGCCGGAGCGAACGACCCCAGGCACGTCATCGAGGGACTGACCCTCAAGCAGGACGGGACCACGGGCAACGGGTCGGGCATCAAGATCACCGACAGCCAATTCCAGACCGTGCGAGACTGCCGGATCGTACAGTTCGGCAAGGGCGTAGAGTTGGTCAACACGTCGTACTGGACCGAGGCGTGCATCCTGGACAACCTGGAGTTCACAAACTGCACCTACGGGATCCACGTGGACGACGGGGCGAGCGCCTACGCTTCGTTCGCCAGCCTCACGGTGCGGGACTGCATCGTCGGCACGATGGCGAGCGCGGCGAGCACGCCCTACGGCATCTATGTCGCCACCGGGGCGAGCATCTACCGGGCGACCTTCGAGCGGGTGGTCGTCAACCCCGACAAGAACTCCTCGGTTGGGTTCTACTCCGACGGGGACACGTCGGACCTCAACGGTTCCGTCCACATCGAGAACGTGAGCGGGTCCGTGACGGGGAATGTGGCCTGGCAGTTCGGGGCCAACGCCACGGGCGGTAACATGTCGGTGTTCTCCGATATCCGGGGGACCATCGCGACGAAGCTGTCGCTCGCCGGCTCCATCGTGCCGCTTGGGCTCGTCTTCGGGAACCAAGGCGCCTACAGCCCTGCGATAGTGCGGAAAGCGGCTGCGCTTTCTCACGTCCGAACCGTCATGGACGACGACGTGTCCACGTACCGCATGGTAGAGCAGGTCGGAAGCGACAACCTGTGGAGGTGGCGGCCGAAGACCTATGCCGACATCCCGGAGGTGGTCAGTCTCGACAACGCGGAGCTCATGGGCGTCCGCCACGTGCTCATGGGGACGGGCCCGGTGGCCGCGTCGGACGGCGACGGGACGCCAAGCGTCAAGGGCATCGACTTCCTGACGCTGACCTACACGGGCGCCACGAACGTGACCGCCTTCGACGACCCCACCAACGGTCAGCGCCTCGTGTTGAGGTTCGGAAACGGCAATGTCACGCTCAAGACCGGCGCGTATCTCGCACTGGCCGGAACGATAGACTACAACGCGCCGTCCGGAACCGTGATGGAGGGCATCTTCCAGGGCGGGACGTGGTACGAAATCTCTCGAACGGAGGCGTAGCATCATGGCACAGAGCGACATCCAGGGCTTCAAGGACTCACACGCCCGCCTGATGGCGGCCCAGGACTCGGAAAGGGTCCCGCCGCGGCCCGACTTCCACTGGTGGAAGGGTTCGGACGCGCTGGACGCCTTCGCGTGCCTGGCGCTGCACGGCGCGGAGGGATGCACGCTGTCGGTGCGGTACGGGCTGGCCAAGGACGGCGGCGTGTGGCAGGCATGGCTCGTGGTGGCCCGAGGCAAGGAGATCCTTGGCGCGTTCGACGTGTCGCACCCGTGCCCGCCGGACTGTCCCGAGTGAGCATCTTCGAGGTCGCCCACTGGTCCGGCGCCTTGCCGCTGGCCCTCCTGGTGGTCCTGGGGGTCATGGGCCGCCGCGTGCCCGCCGCATACTGGTGGGTGGCCTCGTCGTTCGCTGTCAGCGTCCTAGCCGACTCCGTGCAAGCCGTCGTCGGCGGCACATTCGACGTGACGTTCTACTACGCCCCCGTGCAGATCGCGCTTGCCGCGGCCGCGTTCCAGTCGGGCGTCATCGACCGGGCCGGAACCTTCGCGCTTCTGGCCGTCGCCGGGTGGGTGTCCGCGCACGCCACGACCGCGCCCGCCGAGTGGATGGTCACGCTGGCCGGTGGCATCACGATCTGCGCCGCCGCGTGGCACCGGGGCCTGCTCCGCGCCCCGCTGTGGGCCTACTTCGGACTGGGCACCCTGGCCTACGTGTGGATGGTCCCCGTAATAGGGACCGAGGCCATCCTGCCCCGCTGGTTCGCCTACCAGGCCTGCCGGTGGCTCGCCTTCGCGCTCTTCGCCTACGCTGCCCTACGCCACGAGGAGGACGTATGGACCTGATCGCCCGAGAGGCCCTGCCGTTTCTCGTGGTGCTGCTGTTCGGGCTGATCCAGGCCCACTCGTGGCTCCGCGTCCACGACGTGCGCCGGGAAGTGGACACCCGCATCGAAGGCGTCCGCGAGGAGTTCGGCACGCGCCTCGCCCGGCTGGAATCACGCGCCCGCCTCGGACTGGACGAGTCGCCATGACGCACGCGATTGAGTGGGCGTGGTCGGGCATCCGGGCGTCGTTGCTGATTCGGCGCACTGTGATGCTCGAGGTGTTCCTCGCGATGGAAGCCGTCCTGTGGGGCCTCTGGGTCGCGAACCCGTTTACGGACTCGTTTGCGTCGATCCCCGAGGCCTACACCATCCTCGGCCTGCTTCCCGAGTGGCTGGTGGGCTTGGTATTCGTGGGCCACGGAACGGCGGCGGCGTGGGCGATATACCGCACCGCGTGGCGTCCGCCCTTGGACGCCGGGGGACGCCCGAGTAGGAGGTACGTCCACTGGTGCCGCCGGGCCGCGCTGGCGGGTGCTGGTTTGTGGTCCGTGGTGCTGTTCTCCCTGCTCGCGACGGTGCCGACTTCGACCGCCACCCCCATCTATGCGGGCCTCATGGCCGCGTCGATGTGGGTCTACGTCCGCCTCGACTGGAGGTACGGCCGATGATGGTCTTCGCTGCCATGCTCCGCGAGGTGGGGGCCGTGTCCGCCTGGGAGGTCACGGGCATCACAGGGTCCCTGACCGTGATTCTCGGGCTGATCCTGCCGTGGTGGTCGAACCGCCAGAAAGCGAAGCATGACGCCGAGATCACCGCGAGCGAGATCCAGCTACGCCTCCGCGACGAACTGCGCCTGACCGTGGACCGGCAGGGCGCGGACCTGCGGGCGCTCCAGGAGGAGTTGGGCGAGGTGCGATCCCGGTCCAAGCGGTGCGAGGAGGAGCGCGAGGCGCTGTCGGACGAAATGGATGAGTTGCGCGCCGAGGTGGCGAAGCTGCGGAGCGAGATCCAGGAACGCGACGTGCGGGAGCAGGCGAAGCGCCGGGGGATGGCCGGATGAGCCGCCGCACCGAACACCCGTGGCTGCGCCTCTTCGTCCGATTCGTCGGCTGGCTCGTCTCCGTGGTGGAGGACAAGGACTATCCCGGCCACCTGTCGGCTGGCCGCGTCGTCCTCCTTATGATGGCCGTCGGCTTCTATTCGCACTGGCCAGCGGAGTGGAATGGTCCTGCCGTGGCCGCCCTGGCAGTGGTGGCGTTCGGTATGGCCGTGCGTGACCTGATGCGCGCCATCCCCGCGTCGGAGGCGCTCGACGCTCTGCGCGCGTTCTTCGGCAACGTCATGGGCAAGGCTGCCGCCGCGGTGTCGGAGCGTGCCGGTGGGTACTACTCGACGGCCACGGCCTGGGCGGGCTCGGTCCCCACGTCCGGCGAGGTGCTGGGCGAGGCGGACCTGGTCCCCCCGGTGGCGCACGGGAGGGCCGACGAATGAGCCTGCGCGCCCCGTTCCCCTGGTTCGGCGGCAAGTCCCGCGTCGCTCCGCTGGTGTGGCAGCGGTTTGGCGATGTACCCAACTACGTCGAGCCGTTTGCCGGATCACTCGCCGTCTTGTTGGGCCGCCCGCACGCGCCGGGGACAGAGACGGTCAACGACCTCGACACCTACCTGTCCAACTTCTGGCGGGCCGTGAGCGCGGAGCCGGAGGCCGTGGCCGCGTTCGCGGATTGGCCGGTCAACGAGGCGGACCTGCTCGCTAGGCACGAGTGGTTGCTGTCAAACGACGGGTTCCGCGCCGCTATGCGTACCAACCCAGACCACTACGACGTGAAGGTAGCGGGCTGGTGGTTGTGGGGAATCTGCTCCTGGATAGGGTCGGGCTGGTGCCGGGTCCGCTCACAACAGCTCCCCCACCTCGGGAACGCGGGCAGGGGGATACACGACTACATGGTGTCCCTTTCGGAGCGCACGCGCCGGGTGCGCGTGGCGTGTGGCGAATGGCACCGGGTCCTCGGCGAGTCCGTGACAGTCAAGCATGGTGTGACGGGCGTATTCCTCGATCCGCCATACGACGAGGGCGGGCACTCCGTGGAGTATTCCGCGCACGAGGCCGGTGTGGCGCAGTCCGTCAGGGAGTGGGCTGTCGCCAATGGGGGCAACCCCGATCTCCGCATCGCCCTGTGCGGCTACGACGGCGAACATGAAATGCCAGACGGGTGGACGGTTGAGGCGTGGAAAGCACGCGGCGGGTACGGGTCACAATCAGACGGGCGCGGGCGCTCCAACGCGGGCAGGGAGCGTATTTGGTTCTCCCCGCATTGCATCGGCGCGAGCCAGCATGTCCTTGACTTGGGGGCCGCATGACCTCCTGGCACAACCTCCACGGCGGAATCCGCTGGCGCATCACCCCCGCGGGCGTCGAGATCGAAGGCGTGGGCCTGGCCCGGACCAAGGGCGAGCCCCGGACCATGCGGATGTACTGGGGCTACTGGGCGACTCACTTCCTCGCGGCTTCGGATCGGACGGGCGTGCCGATTGCACTCATCATGATGACGGTCGCCACCGAGAACGGCGGGTACCGCCCCGACACGGACGGCGTGCCCCACGTGATCGACGTGCGCCGGGAGCCGGGCTATGTGGACGACACGAAGACGCCCCATCGCATCAGCGTCGGACCCTGCCACGTCCTGATCTCGACGGCCCGTGGCGCCATGGGCGATCCGTCCATCGACCGAGCGTGGTGCCTGGACCGGGGCAACAACATCATGGCCGCCGCCCGGTACATCGCCAATCAGCGGGAGCGTACAGGCTACGACCCGATCCTCGTTGCCGCCGCCTACAACGCCGGGAGTGTCCGCGAGGCCAAGCCGGGGACCCGGTTCGGATCCCGCTGGCACATCGCCGCCTACGGCAACCATCTCGACCGGGCTGCGGCGTGGTACGGGGACGCCTGTGCGGTCATCGCGGAGGCGGAAGCACTGGTCGCCCGGGGGAGGGCAGCGTGACCGCCCCCCGTCGCCTCGCCCTGACCTTCGCCGCCGGGCTCGCCGTGGGCGTGGTCGCCACCATCGCCGCGGCCGACCTGTCGGACCCCGGCCCGGATCCCGTGGCGTCCGTGGACCTGGAGATGGCCCGCCGTACCGCCGACCTGGCCCGTGAGGAGGCCCAGGCCGCGTGGGACCGCTACGCCGCCCAGGGCGACACCATCGAGGCGTACCGGGACACCGTGAGGACCGTGAGGACCAACGCCCGCCTCGTGGCCTCCGTGGCGGCTCAGAGGGCGTCGACGGCCGAGACGGCCCTGCGCCACGCCCTGGACAGCCTGGGCGCGTCCACGGAGGCGCTGGACACCCTCGTAGCCGCCCACGCCCAGCGCGTGGCCGCCGTGGAGGCGGAGCGCGACGTGCTCGCCCGGGAGAACGCCATGCTGTGGGGTCGCGTGGAGCTGGCGGACACGGTGATTGCCCGGCTCGATGAGCGGGCCGAGCGGACCGAGGCCGTGGGGATGGCCGAGGCGCGGCTGCGGGAGGTCGCGGAGGATCGGGCGCGGGCGTCCAGCCGGCGGGAGAAGGTCGCATACGGTGTCGTGGCCGTGCTGGCACTCAGGGAGGTGAGACGATGATCCGAGTCCGTGGTCCGTGGATGTGGGCGTGGGGGTCCATGCTCTTGGCGCTCCAGGTCATCACGCTCTACGGCTGGGCGCTGGACAGGCACGCGCTACTGGTTCTGGGCTCGGCATGGACGGTGGTGTTTGCTGTGCTGGAGGGTGCGGGTTGGTACCGCAACGTCCAGAGACACGGGGAGCGGGAGGTGGCCCGCACGCTGTCCCAGGTCATGCAGTGGTTCGCCTACCGGGACAAGGGAGGGTCTTTCTGGGCCACGCTCACGGGATGGGACGCGTTGGTCACGGGCGTCTGCGTCCAGGCGGGGGCGATGGTGGGCTACATGGCAGGGCAATCGGTCCATCCGTACCTCGGCTGGTGGGTGGGCGCGGTAGTGGTCGCGTGGAACTACGGCCACTGGCACAATCGACGGAAGCACGGATAACCAACCAACGAGTGGAGATCGCACACCATGGAAGACTTCGTTTTCAACATCGCAAAGGGGCGGGTCGCGGAGTACTACAACCGCGTGAAGTCCAACGACCCCGCCAACAGCGCGCTGATCATCGTCCCCCTCGCCACCGGCGACTCGGAGGCCAACCTCCAGGACATGGACGACTTGGCTACGGTGCTGGCGGCTACGCCGGCCGAGGCCGGTGGCTCCTGGGGCCGCAAGACCCTGACCGACGCCGACCTCTCGGCCCTGTCGCCGGACGACGGCAACGACCGGATGGACCTGTCTCTGCCGGATCTCACGTGGACCACTCCGACGGCCACGCAGGACACGGAGGGGCTCCTGGTCTGCTACGACCCGGACACCACCGGGGGCACGGACTCGGCCATCATCCCACTCACGGCCCATATCTTCGCGGTCACCGCCGACGGCAACGACGTCGTCAAGTCCGCGGGCGTGTTCTACCGGGCCAGCTGATCGCCATGATCATCTCCCTCGATGAACTGAAAGCCGAGCTTGCCGCCGACCCGGTGGGACTCGGACTCACGGGCGACGATGTCGCGGACGACGCCGCGCTGAACGCCCCCACGCGCACGATCTACGTGGAAGCGACCGAGGCCCAGGTCTTCGGCCACGGCGACCGAAGCGGTTACTGGGGTCGCATCGAACGGATCGCCGACATGGGCGAGGCCCAGATCCAGGCCGAGTACTTCCCGGGCGGCGGCGTTCCGGTACCGGCGGGGCAGGAGGTGGCTTACGCTCGCTCCGCCAAGCAGGCGGCGCTCTCGGCTCGCGCCCGCCGTCTCGATGGCCGCAATCAGACCATCGACGTGCGGGCCCCCGCGTTCGGCCAGATGTGCGGCCTATTCGTGCTCATGGGCGTGATGACCCAGGCGTGGGCTGACGCGTTGCTCGGCATGGGCACTCGCCCCGGCTCCCGCGCCGAGGAACTGTGGGGGTCAAGCGCCCACACGACCCCATCCATGCTGGCTGACGCAAGGAGGCTTCCGTGACCGACATCCGCAGGACGCTCGGCACCCAGCTCGTGTTCTGCGACACGGGCGGGGACTTCTCGCCGACCGCGGCCAACGACATCCGGCGTGGCTCGCCCACGGCGGTGCAGATGGCCCTGGCGTCCCTGGCCAACGGCGCGGCAAGGCAGAGCGCGAAGGCCACTCTGGACGCCACGTACCTGCCTGACCTGGTCGTTGCCTCAGCGGTGCTGGAGTTCGCGGCAACGCCGACGGCGGGCAACGGGTTCCGGGTCTACTGGGCGCCGTCCAACTCTTCGACGGCAGGCACGGGCAACCCAGGCGGCGTGTCGGGCTCGGACGCGGCCTACACCGGCTATTCCAGCAACCTCGACCCCTCGCTCCGGCACCTCGTATTCGTCGGGCGGATCGCGGTGACGGCCCAGGCAACCGCGACGGTGCAAGTCATCCGCAACTTCGCGTCGTTCGTGCCGGGAAGCCGCTACGGGTCGCTGGTGGTGGTCAACGACTCGGGCGCGGCCATCCACTCGGACGATGTGGAGTGTCATATCACGCTGGATCCCGTGTACTACCTGACGGTCTGACATGTCGCAACGTCGCCCAGGCATCGCCAAGCCCCTGCAGTGGGCCGTAGACCCCGGACTGATCGATCCGAGGTACCGGCGCGTATGGGAGGGCTTGGGCCTGCGGACGTGCTTCTGGGATGGGTCGCCGCGGGCCGCGTACACGGGCGTCTACATGCCGGTGGGGTCCATCTTCGGGACCTCGACCACGGTGGACGGCCCCTACGGTCCCGCGTGGGAGACGTTCGCCACGGGCGACTGGGCCACCCTTATCGGAGACCCGCTCGCCCACTTCCCGGCGTCCGACGAGTGTACGATTGCCGCGCTGCACGGATTCACGGGGTCGGCCGGGAACAACTACGACGCCCTGTTTTATGCTGGCGACAACACGGGCGTGCAGTACAAAGGCCTGGTCAATCAGGGCGGCCCGGCCGGCACCCCGGACATGCGCTGCTCGCTACGAGTCAGCGGAACGACCTACCAGACGGCGTCGCTGTCCCGGTACACTGGCGGGGTTGCCGATCGGTGGTACTTCGGGCGGTGGCGGTCTGGCGAGAAGCTGTCCCTGCAGCGGTACCTGACCGACGGCACGCTGGAGGCCGAGAGCGAGTCGGCGTCCACGATTTCCGGCACCACCGACGTACCCGGAGCAGGCGCGGCGCGCACGTACATCGGCCGCGGCGCATACTCTGGCGACCACATCTACGGACGGTGGGACGTCTGGCTCATTATCCCGACGCGCCTCACGGACGCCGAGGTGGCCGCGCTTATCGCCGACCCGTTCGGGCCGTGGCGTATGGCGGACCGGCCGCGGCTGTTCGTGTCAGCGGGCGGCGGCGGGACCACCCTCGGCCTTTCTCCCGCGACTGAAACAGAGGCGGCCCAGGGGCTCGCCGCTGAGAAGCGGCTGACGGTTAGCCTATCGACGGAGACGGACGCGGCGCAGGCCATCACAGCGGCCAAGTCCCTGACGGTCGGGAGCACCGCGGAAGCCGACAGCGCCCAGCCCTCGGTGGCCACGAAGAGCGCCGTCCTGGGCCCCGCCGCGAGCGCCGAGGCTGCCCTGGCCCTGACCGTGGAGAAGACCCTCCCGGTCGCCACGGCCACCGAGACGGACACCGCCGTTGGGATCGTCGCCAGCAAGGCCCCTGCCCTCTCGGCGGCCACCGAGACGGATGCGGCGGCCGGCCTCGCCGTGGACAAGGTGCTGGGGCTCGGGATCGCATCCGAGGCGGACGCGGCCCTGCCCCTGAGCACGACCCCGTCCATCGCGCTCGGTGTCGCCACGGAAACGGACACGGCCATCGGCGCTACGGCCACCAAGCTCGTGAGCGTGGGGGTGGCGACCGAAGCCGGGTCGGCCCTTACGCTCGGCGTGTCCAAGATCCTGGCCGTTGGCCTGGCGTCCGAGGCCGATGCCGCCCTGGCGGTCGCGTGGGCCCACGCCCGCACGCTCACCGCGGCCGTGGAGACTGACGGCGCCCTGACCATCGCGCCCCACAAACTGCTGGGGCTTGGGATCGCGGGTGAGACGGATACGGCTTTCGACCTAACTCCGACCGCTGCGATCTCTGTCCCCGCCGACGGCCGCATCAAGGCATCTCCTCGCGCCTGGGTCGTCCAGGCCGCGCCTCGCACCCACCGCGCCAAGGCATCGCCCAGGTCCTGGCGCACCAGTCCGGAGAACTGATCTCATGAGCATCTACGGCCCTCTCGACTGGGAGGCTCCGAATACCCAGGCCAGGCACGCCGACGCGGGAGACAACCTCGCATCTGGCGTCACCCTGGTAGAGGCTGGCGCGGTCGGCCTCGTGTACCTGGAGGTGGCCAACGGCACGAAGACCACGGTGACGGGCGTGACCGTGGGGGGCATCGCGGTCGTCACCGGCGTCCCGTCCGGAATAGCTAGCGGGGGCGTGGACTTCACCCTCTCGGCCAGCAGTGCGCCCACGCCGTCGAGTCAGGCCGCCGGCGACTACTGGGTCAAGATCACCCTGGATCGCTCCGACGGCACCAAGGAGGTCGTTCGGGCGCCCCTCACGATCCACGCGGGACCGTAGCAAGAATTCGGAGTGAAACGTGCTCGGTTCCGTGGCGTCTCGCCGGTACGCTCCAACCATGAGATGGCTCATCCTACTTCTCGTGGCGGGCTGCACCTCCATGGTCCAGCCGATCGCCCCGGTTGGGTTCACGCCCGGCCCGGCCCAGCACACCGCGGCTGCGCACGTCACCGCATGCTCAGGGCGTACCGTCCACGCCACCGACGTGAGGTGGTGGGCCGTCGAAGGGATCGAAGGTCATCCTGACGCTCTGGGCGCCTGGAACCCCCCGGGGGACATCTACCTGACCAGGTCCGCCATGGAGGACACCGTCATCGTCGGCCACGAGCTCCTGCACCACGTCCTCGACGGCGACTCTCGGCACCGAAGCCCGCTGTGGGTCTCGTGCGGGCTCACGGAGGCGAGCCTCGAGTAGGGGCGAATTGCTCCAAGCTGGCCCGCTGGCCCCGTCTGTGTCACGACACCCTTGCGTCGGCGGGTGTGGGTCGCTATCGTAGCTCCGTAGTCGTCACGACAAAGACGCCAGACGGAGCGCAGATGCCCAGACTCAACGAAATCGACCGCCGCGTGCTGGAGTCCATGACCGGGCGCGCCAAACTGGACGCCCTCCTCGAGGAGGCGGGGCACCCGACGGTGCGTGCCGTGTCCTTCGCGCTCGCGGAGTTCCCGGACGACGTGAGCCGGTGCCTGTCCGGGCATCAGGGTCGCCGCCCTACCATGGACCGCATCCGGGCCAAGGTGGCCGACATGCTGGGACTGGCGCGGGAGACGGTGGACGAACTGCTCGGCGGGCCGCTGGCGGACGAGGACACCCCATGAGCCGCCACCTCTTCTCCGGGGGCGTCAACGACTTGCTGGTTGCCCGGCTGGCCGAGCACGCCGAGACGCTACCCATCGCCCATGCGTGCGCGTGGTGCGGGAAGCCGGCGAGCCCCGCCGACGCGCTGCTGATCGCCATGCAGGCCGCGGTGTCGCACGGGATCTGCGAGCGGTGCGAGCAGGCGTTCCGGGAGGGCGCAGCATGAGCGCGCACTGGACGGACGAACTGGTAGCGATGGATGCGTGCGAGGAAGCCGTGGAGTGGGCACGGACGCAGCCGAGCATGGCGCAGGCGTGGAGGGTGTGCCCGCGTGGTGACTGGATGTTGTGGCTCGCGGAGCGGCGTGGCGTGGACCCTAAGCGGCTGGCGTGGGTGGCGTGCCAGGTCGCCCGGACGGCGCTGAAGTACGTGCCTGACGGCGAGGACAGGCCCCGACTGTGCATCGAGACGACCGAGGCGTATCTGCGCGGTGAAGTGACGCGGGCCGATGTGCGGGCCGCACGGGACGCCGCATGGGCCGCAGAGGCCGCCGCATGGGACGCCGCAGTGGCCGCACGGGACGCCGCATGGGCCGCAGAGGCCGCCGCAGAGGCCGCAGAGGCCGCATGGGCCGCCGCAGGGGCCGCACGGGCCGCCGCAGAGGCCGCAGAGGCCGCATGGGCCGCCGCAGGGGACGCAGGGGCCGCCGCAGGGGACGCCGCGGAGGCCGCCGCGCACCGGGGACACGCCCGCATCGTGCGGCGCGAGTGGCCCGCGTATGCCAGCCTGACTTCGGAGGGCGCAGCATGACGCCCAAGGACAAGAGCCCCACCGTGGCGTCCCGCGAGTGCCGGGACCGGGCGCGGCTGCACCGGCCCCGCAAGTGCCCGCTGTGCGGGGTCTGGCTCCACACGTGGACCGAGCGTGCGCTGCACCTCGCCGCGGAGCACTCATGGGTGCCGAAGCGGCCCAGAGACGACGACCTGCCGCCCGCCGCATGAACGGAAAAGCCCCGCACCGGGAGCCAACCGGGCGGGGCCACTACCGAAAGACCAACACCTCAAAATAGGGACAGACGATGAGCGACACAATCAGCTTCGCGGCACGGATGAAGCGCGACGGGCTCGCCAAGTGCTCGCATTGCGGGGACTGGGTGAACGACGTGGTACCATGCACCGAGCACAAGTCGTGGATGGCCGGCGACGTCGTGCTGGACGGCGAAGGCCCTGCGGGCGACCTGTGCGGCGAGTGCCAGAAGGAGTTCCACGCCTGGCCCTCGGAGGCTGCATGAACCCCTCCGAGTCCTACGCCCGCCAGACCCATGCGGCCTACATGGGCATCGCAGCGCACACCGGCTTCCCCGGCCCGGCCAATCCTGTCGTGCGCTGCCCAGATCCCGACGAATTCGCGCCCGACACGCTCGAATGGACGATGGCCGTGCGGCTCCAGGAGCTCGCCCGCGATCACGAGCGCTGGGAGGCGGGCCGGGTCGCCCTGGTCCGCGCTCAGGCCGCGCTCGACGCCTGTGACGAGTGGCTACAGGAGGTCGGCCACCCAGTGGCCGTGCAGGACTCTTTCGACTGGACCGACGACGACACCGACCGCACCGTCCGAATCAACCAAGTGGCCTAGCCGCCACCACTTACCGGAGACAAAACAGACATGAGCCTCATCGTATCAGACCAGGGCGGCGGCGGCGATTTCACCCCGCACCCCGAAGGGCAGTACGTAGCACGCTGCATCGACGTCGTGGACCTCGGTTGGATGGGTTCCGACTTCGGGCCCAAGTACAAGATCCGTGTCGTGCTGTACTGCGGCGAAACCACGGAACGGGAGATCGAGGGCGAGAAGAAGAAGATCCCCTTGTTGGTCATGGAGATGTTCACGGCCAGCCTCAACGAGAAGGCGAACCTCCGCAAGTTCCTGGAGTCGTGGCGTGGGCTGTCGTTCACGCCCGAAGAGGCCAAGGGCTTCGACATGGAGAAGATGATCGGTGCGCCCGCGTTCGTGCAGATCAAGCACAGCGTGGGCAAAAACGGAAAGACCTACGCGAACGTGTCGAGCATCATGCGTATGCCGAAGAGCATGACGCCGCCGCCGCTCCCGGAAGACTTCGTGCGTGTGTGCGACCGTCCCGACTGGGCCGGGCCCGCTCCGCACCCTGACATGAGCCCCGCCGCGCCCCCCGCCGAGCCGCCCACGGAGGCGTACCACGGGCCGGAGGACGAAGACGACGGGTTGCCGTTCTGATGAGGCGCACACCCATCAAGCCGATCAATCGGGAGCGGCGTGCCGCACGGTTCGCCCGCTCCTTCGGCCCGAAAGCGGCATGGATCGCGGACCGGCCCTGCCTTGTGTGCGGGCTGCGCCCGACCGAGGCCGCGCACGTGAAGAGCCGGGGAGCAGGCGGCACGTCTGCCGACCTCGTGCCGCTGTGCAGGGAGCACCACCGCGAACAACACGACACGGGTATCCGCACGTTCGCTGCCAGGCACCGCCTGGACCTGGCGTTGATCGCGCGCAACCTCGATGACCGTTGGCATCGGGGGGTCGCATGATGTCCGCCCACGTCCATGGGACCGGCGACCTCGCCTACCCCGAGCAGGACCCAGCAGAGCTGCGCGCCCAGGCCGTGCGCGATCAGTTCGAGCGGGTCCGCCAGGCCCAAGCCCGCTACTACCTCGCGTGGGATCGCTACTACCGGGCGGGCGTCAACCCCGGTTCGCACGGCACGCCGGACTACCGCCCGGTGGACAACGCGAGGCAGGCTTTGACACGGGCGACGTTCGACGCCGAGCGCGTCGTGATTCAGGCGCTCGAAGAGGCCGGGGTCCAGGTGGTCCACGACCGGCCCGAGGGCGAGCCATGACAGCCGCCGACGAGGTGCGCGCCCGGTTCGAGGCGCTGGACGCCGCGGGTGAGGCCGCGATGCGTGCGACCGACGAGGCCGCGCGCGCCGGGAGCAGCGACGGCCCGGAGTACGTCGCCATGTGCCGGGCCGCGTTCGAGTTCGGTCGTGCGCTCGAGGCCGCGCGCCAGTTGGCGTCTGCCCTGGCCGAGTCGGTGGACTCGGGGCGGAGGTGGGTCGCATGACCGACCAACCCGAACTGTTCGCCCAGGCGCCGGACGAGCCTACCACGAGCCTTGAGGACCAGCGCATAGCCCGGGAAGAGCAGGCGAGGCGCGACGTGCTCCGGAGGATGAAGGACCAGCGGGCCGCGTGGCTGGATACCATGCGGGCGGAGCTCGCCAAGGTCTTTGAGTACCGCGTGCTCGCGTGGTACCCGGACGAAGCCTACGTCACGGCGGACGACGCCCGGAATCTCATGAGGGCCTACCCGGAGCGTTTCGCCCTCCCCGCCGGCGCATCCATGAACACGCTGGGTGCCCTGTTCCTCACGAAGGAATGGGCCCCGCTCGACACCACCCCGGGCGGTCGGGCGGTCGCCACGCACATCAGCACCACCCCGGGCTCCAAGGGCAACCACCTTGTGCGGTGGGCGCTCAGGGCCAATGAGGACACTGAGACATCGGAGGCAGCGTGAGCGATACACGAACCGGCCCACTGGTGGGCAAGTTGGTCGAGGCGGTGCAATCCGACCTGGCCGAGATCATCGGGCACCTACTTCGGGGCCGTGAGGGCATCGGCCAGTTGGAGGGGCAAACCAAGGGCATCAACGGCCTGTCCGCGTTCCTGAAGGCCCAGGGCCTCGCGCTCGACAAGATGATGGGCGACCTGGAAGATGAGGCCGCCGACGTGGAGAAGAAGATGCTGGGGTCCCGTGTGGAGATCACGCACCGAGTGGACGGCGACCACATGGAGCGGGTGAAGGCGGCGAAGGAGGCGGCATCATGACGCCCCCATGGGTGGCCTTCGGGCTCGGCGTGGTCGTGGGCGCGAACGCGGGGCTGCTGCTGTTCGGGCTGCTGGCCGCGGCAAGTGGACCCGACCCCGACCCCGTGTGGCAGGCGAAGATGGACGCCATCAACGACGCGGAAGCGGAAGCGGAGGCCATGGCGCTGTGGGCCGAGGCGGGTGGGCACCATGGCTGAGAAGCGCGAGATCACACCCGAGCACCTACTGAACGCCATCGCGGACTACACCGTCCACGGCACGAACTGTTCGTACTACAATGACGGGGACTGCCAGTGCGCCGTTGAGGCGTTCCGGCACACGCTCAGGAAGGCCCTAGCCCGGCCCGCCGTGGCCGTGAAGACGCTGAACGACATGGCCCGTGAGGTACTGGCGATCAACACAGCCAACGGGTGGAACGTACTCAAGCCCGAAGAGTGGGACGACACGTACAAGGTGCCTACCGTACTCGCCCTCATTCACTCTGAAGTGTCAGAGGCTCTTGAGGGCTTTCGCCACGGGGACAAGGCCAACTTTGCGGAGGAGTTGGCGGACATCCAGATCCGTCTCCTTGACTGCGCCGGTGGGCTCGGCATCGACCTTGACGCCGAGGTAGCGGCCAAGATGACGAAAAACCGCAGCCGAGGATTTCGGCATGGGGGCAAGCGTGTCTGAGAAGGTGCCCGATTGGCTCCACGAGATCGCAGAGCGCATCCGCACCCAGGACAACCGGGCCACGGCGCACCCGATCTTTGTGGTCCAGGAGAAGGTGCGGGACTACGGGTACGACACCGACTACACCGACGACACCGTGTGGCTCGACGATTACCAAAACCACCACGAGGCCACCGAGGAAGAGGCGCGCCAACTCGACGACGGCACGCTGGACCCTGACGACGGGTGGACGAAGGTCGGATACCACGACAGGTGGGAGTTCGTGCAACCGTTCTTCACCGAGGCCGCCGCGGACCGCTACATCGAGACTAACGGCCATCGTCACTCTGGAGTCCTGCGCGTCTACGCGGACTCGGCCTACCGGAATACCGAGTGGATCCGCCTCCGCGAGTGGCTGAAGGCGCTCACCCCGGAGGTGCCCCATGTCTGAGAAGCCGATCCTGTTCAGCGCCCCCATGGTGCGGGCCATCCTCGACGGCACCAAGACCGAGACGCGGCGGGTGGTGAAGTGGCCCGCAGGGTGCGATGAGTTCTGGAGAGAGGACGCTCGTCCGTGGCTTCTCGGTTTTGGTGGTGGAGACTATCCAGACGTATCTGACGGCCTTATCCAGGTTGAGGATGCCCCTGTGTTGCGTGTCTGCCCCTACGGCGCCCCCGGCGACATCCTGTGGGTGCGGGAGACGTGGCGCCCGTGGTCGTGGCACGAGGGCGAGCCCATCACGGTGGAGTTCCAAGCGGGCGGGCCGCGCACCGAATGTGAGAGTGACCCGGCATGGGCCTTCCGCTACGAACAGTGGGAAGAGCGGACGTGGATCGCGCTCACCGAGGAGCTTGAGGCCAAGGGCGTCCAGACCGACGATGACGGGTTCTATCGATGGGAAGGCGAAAACCCCCTCCGTTGGCGTCCCTCGATCCACATGCCCCGGTGGGCCGCACGGCTGTTCCTGCGCGTCACCGATGTCCGCCTGGAGCGGGTGCAGGACATCACGGAGGAGGGGGCTATCGCGGAGGGGGTCCGGGGCGACGAACACGATTGGGCTGACCAGCCTACGCCCTCCATGTGCTTCAGCGCGCTCTGGGACTCCCTGAACGCCAAGCGCGGATACGGCTGGGACGCCAACCCGTGGGTGTGGGTCTACAAGTTCGAGCGCACGGAGGTGGCCCGTGGCTGACGTCACGCCAGCAAGCACCGACGCCGAGGTGGTGGCCGCCAAGGCATGGGCGCGCTTCTACCTGTGGGCACAGGACCAGCCCGGAAACGGCCACCGGACTCGCCGGGCGTACAAGGGCGAGTCTGCTGACGACATCCTGGCGGCAAACGGCATCACGCTCGCCATGGGCGCACGGGAATACTGCCGGATCGCTGACCGCGTGATTGCCATGGGTTACGAGATCGCGGGCGGAAAGCAGGACAACCGTGGTATCGGCGAAAGCCTGACCAACTTGCACGCGGTGCGGGCGCGCTCCATGCGGGACAGTGGGGCAACCCTTCGCGAGATCGGAAGCCACCTGCACATCTCAATTGCGTCGGTCCACCGGCTACTTCGGGTGGAGCAAGCCGCATGAGGCGAGTCAATGTAAGGACGGACTACGCCGCGTTCTTGCGTGCGAAGGCCACGCCGGGCGTCCGATTCGACGGCGACTACGCCATTCTGCCACAGTGGGATGCCGCGGCCGATGAGATTGCGGGTGCGGTATCCGTATTGGCGCCTCACCTCCATGAGTACCAGCGATTCGGGGTGACGTTTGCTGTAGCGAGGCAAAAGGCTGCACTGTTTCTTGAGTGCGGGCTCGGGAAAACGTCTATCGCCATCGCGTGGGTAGAGCACGTCAGGCAGGGACGCCCGGCAATCATATGCGCCCCGCTCGCAGCGCTGCACGAGTTCGAGAACGAGCGGGACAAGTTTTTCCCAGACGTGCCCCTTCACCGGGTGGAGACGGGGAACGTGGGCGGATGGCTGGCGGAGCCCGATGGGATCGCCCTCGTAACGCATCACGCCTTCGTGCGGGAGCGCGACTTGGATGGCATTGCCGCCGTGGTTCTGGACGAGAGTTCCATTCTCAAGAGCGGGGATGGGGCCATTGCTCAGAATCTCGTGCGCGCGGTTCTCCCCGTCGCGTACCGTCTGGCGTTGTCGGCCACCCCCGCGCCGAACGACCCCACCGAGTACGCCACACACGCGACGTGGCTGGGCTACATGAAGTCCGATGCCGAGTTTCGCGCCCGATTCTTTGTGCGGGACGGGAGAGAGTGGCGTGTCAAGGGACACGCGAAGGCAGCGCTTCCGAAGTGGCTCGCTCGGTTCGCCCTATGGATGACGGACCCTGCCGCCTATGAGATGCCGTGTGCGGCCCTTCCCGCGGAGGGCTACGGGCTCTATTACCACGACCTTCCGTCTGTACCAGACGTGAACGTGGAGCGCGACCTGTTCGGCACGCCGAGCGGCCCCCAAGACATGAGTACGCGGTCCAAGCTGCGGGCGTCAGTATACGACGCCGCCGAGCGGATGGGCGCCGTTGCGACGTTGGCACGCGGACATCGAACTATCGTATGGACGATCCGCAACAACCACGCGGACGCCATCGAGAAACACCTGCGGGCACATGGATTCCGGGTAGCACAGATCGCCGGAGCCACGGATGACAATGACCGGGTGAATCATGTTCGTGCGTTCCAGTCGGGTCACCTGGACGTGCTCGTGTCGAAGCCGTCTGTCATCGGCCACGGAGTCAACCTCCAGGCATGCGAGCGGATGGTATTCGCCGGATACGACGAGAGCTACGAGGCGTTCCACCAGGCAGTGAGGCGCGGGCATCGCCAGGGGCGGGTGGGACGTATGGACGTATTTGTGTTGGCCACGCCCGAGGAGGTGCCCGTCGTCCGCGCTCTGGAATTGAAGGCGGAACGGTGGAAGGATGACGCGGCCCGCCAGGAGGCCGAGTTTGTCAACGCCCTCGCTGGGGACCTAAACGCATACCGCACCGGACAGCGAATGGAGACATACGTGGACACACCGCACCGTATCGCGCCCGTGGAGTCGGATCACTTCCGGCTGATCCACGGGGACAGTATCGAGGAGATGGCCAACATGGAGGAGGAGTCCGTGGACATGGCCGTGTTCTCGCCCCCGTTCGCTTCGTTGTTCACATATTCGTCAGAGACGGCGGACATGGGCAACTGTTCGGACCAGGGCGAGGAGGAGTTCAGTATCCATTTCGCCCACTTCGCGGATGCCATCTATCGGGTGATGCGGCCGGGGCGGGTGGTGGCACTCCACCTGGCTCAGTTGGTGGCGTTCCGCGCTCGGCATGGGCGCAAGGGCATCCGTGATTTCCGGGGCGCAGTCATCGACACAATGGAACGAGCCGGGTTTCTCTACTACGGGGAGTTCGTCATCCCAAAGAACCCCCAGGCCGCCGCCATTCGCACCAAGTCCGAACGGCTCCAGTTCGCTCAATTCAAGCGGGACAGCCTCGAAAGCTCTCCGGCCCTGAACGATTACGTGCTGGAGTTTCGCAAGCCCGGCATCCAGGCCGTCAAGGTCCGCAACGACGTCAGCAACGAGGAGTGGATTAACTGGGCGTCCGGGGTGTGGAACGACATTCGAGAGACGGACGTGCTATCCTATCACGCGGCCCGTGGCGACAACGACGAGAAGCACATCTGCCCGCTTCAGTTGACCGTCATCGAGCGATGCATCCGACTTTGGACCAATCCGGGTGAGGTTGTGTTGTCACCGTTCGCCGGGATCGGCTCCGAGATCTATACGGCGATTCGTCAACGTCGGTTTGGAGTCGGGATCGAGTTGAAGGCCGAGTACCTGCAACAGGCTGTCGCCAACTGTTTGCGGGCCGAATCGGATACGTACCATCAGATGTCCGTGCTCTTGGATAATACGGACAGCCAAGATGTGTTAATCGCGTGACGCTGAACCTGACCGTGCCGTGGTCGGTGCTGGCGAGCGACAACCGGCGCAACGTCCGCCGGGGTGGCCGCGCCCACGGGTGGGACTACATCGCGGCCCGCGAGCGCATCGCCATGATCGCCATGGACGCAGTGAGAGGCGAGCGCCCGATGTTCGCCGGAGACGTGGCCGTGCGCCTCTCGTACTACCCGCCGGACCTGCGGCGCCGTGACGCATCGAACACGCTCAAGGTGCTGCTGGATGGCATGTCCAAGGTCGTCTACACCGACGACTGCAAGGTCAAGGATCTCTCATATCTCGTGTACCCGCCTGACGGCACGGAGCCGCGGGTGGAGATCGAAGTCTCAGCACGGAGGGCGGCATGAAATGGCTCGTGGTTTTCGACATCGACGGTACGCTTTCGGACCCATCGCATCGGCTGCATTACATCCTGAGCGCCCCAAAAGACTGGGACGCCTTCTTCGACGCGGTGGGAGACGACGGAGCCATAGACGAGGCCGTGGCCGTGTGTCGAGCCATGTACCTCAACGGGCACGACATCGAGTTCTGGACCGGGCGCGCAGAAAGGTGCCGTAATGCGACAGAGTTTTGGCTGGAGCGGCACATCGGCTCGTGGGCCATCTGGTGCCCGCTCAAGATGCGGGCGGACGGCGACCACAGGCCCGACAATGTGGTGAAGATGGAGTACATGGACCCGAACAACCCGCCGTTCCTCATTTTCGAGGACCGGCGTGGCGTCGTGGACGCCTACCGTGCCCGTGGGTTGACGGTGTTTCAGGTGGCACAGGGAGAATTCTGATGACCCGCGCCGAACTGGCCCGCGAACGCGAAGCCTACCGCCAGCGCCAGGCCAAGCGTGACGCCGAGTGGGCCAAAAAACACCCGCCCACGGAACGGGAGCGTCCTCCTAGGCTACCGCATCGGGTCAATGTCCGCCACGACGACGCCTTCAATCCAGACTACCGGAGGGCACTGTGAAGCGCCGCTACGCCTGGCACATGGAGAGCCCGCGCCCGCTGGAGTACCGGGCCAAGGTGGGTGACGCCACGCTGATCGTCCGCGCCACCCGCGGCCCGAAGCTCATCCAGTGGGAGGGCATCGTGTACCGCAAGGGCTGGCCCGTCGTGTCCACCACCTTCGGCGACTACTTCAGCGCCACGGCATGGGCCGAGGCACAGGTGGAGGCAGCGTGAGCATGCTTGCCCCGGCAAGGGCGTTGCCCCATATTTCAAGTGCAATCCAGACCCTGAGCCAGCGAGGACCCGTGGCCGTTTTCTATCCTATCATGTGTGGACGCCCCTCCAGGGGCCAACACGGTGCCGATGGCCACGGTTCTCGCAACCGCAGGCGTCTGGATTGCCACCGTGCCCTGGGGGGGCGTTCTGCGTCTATCCAGTGAATCGTCCACCCCTACGGACCAACCAAGCGAGGGAGAATGAGAGATCCGATCATCATTGAAGGCCCGCCGTTCGATTGGAAGCGTGGGGGAGAGATGGCGAGCCGCGTCCAGAACGACGATGGGAGCACGAACTGGTGGGCCGCCATGGGAGCAGACCCTGGCTGCATGACGTGTTCCGCCTGCGGGTTATCGCTGTGGAAGGAGGGCTACCGGGTGAAGTGCCCGGACTGCGGCCATGAGTTCGACACGCCACTCCGTCCCGCCACCCCCGAGAGGGAGGAACCCGAATGAGCGAGAAGATGACAGCCAAAGAAGCGTGGGACGCGGCCCTGTCATTCAGCCGCGGCGTTGAGGTTGTCACCACCGACGGAGTTTTCGATGAGTGGTGGAACCGCCGCGCCCCCCAAGGGGAGCCGGAAGTCCACGCCAATGCCGTCCGCGCCCGGCCCGCCGAGCCTGCCACCGACCTGCTCACCCGCGAGGCCGTCAGGGAACTGGCCGCGTTGCTGGCCCCGTTCGTGGGGGCCGCGGAGGGCTTCGTGGGCACGGATCACGAAGACGACTCACGTGTCACGTTCGTACAGCACTACGGTACCGGCGCCAAGGTATTCGGTGTCCGCGTGGGGGACCTGCGCCGACTTCGGGAATGGTGGCTCGCCCGGCCCGCCGAGCCCGTGGGAGGGGGTATGACATGGACCAAGGACACCCCGACACAGGGAGGCTACTACTGGACCCGTACCCCTCGCGGACACGTGGAGGTCGTGGAAGTCATGAAGGTGGAAGCCGCCCACGACGGCTCGCTGTGGGCGGACGACGGCCTGTGGTGCGTGGACGAGGTGGACAACGAGTGGTGTGGTCCGATCCCTGAGCCCCTGGAGGTGCCCCATGGCTGAGAAGCACGAGACGGACCCCGTGGTGCGCGGGTGGATGTACGAGACGGCGCACGGGTGGGTCGTGAGCAAGACGCCACTGAGATCCGACGCGGTGCCGCTGTACGCCGCCATCGACCTGCTCACCCGCGAGGCCGTCAGGGAGGCCGTGGAGCGGGTCAAGCGAGAGGCTACCACGCGCTACTCGCATAACCTGTACGGCATGGGCCACGACGCCGCCCTCGACGCCCTGCTCGCCGCCCTTGGACTGGAGGACGAAACATGAGCAAGCTTCATAAGACCGAGGTAACCGTGGGCCAACTTGCTGTCGCGGCATCGTTTGCCATTGAGGCGCTGATCTACTGTTCGCCCGAAGTAGGATGGAGTGACCACGAGAAGGCGGTGGCCAAAGGTATACGCGGATATCCCCGCAAGTTGTGGGGAACCAACTGCCGCATGGTGGTAGATCGGTTCGCGTTCTTCTGCTCCGAGATGCGGCTGGACTACCAAACACGGGCCGAGATTTGGCCGCTGGTGTTCTCGCTACCGAACCCATACGAAGCACTGGAGGACGCACTGGAGGACGCACCATGACCCCGATAGAGCAGGCCATCGAGGCGCTGGAGTCGGCGCGCTGCGTCAACTACAACGGGTCGGACTGCATCCGGGCACGCCACCCTATCCCGTGTCGCAGATGTGCCGCCCTAGCCCGCCTGCGGGCGTGTACGGTGGTCGAGGGACGCGCAGAGCAGACGCCACAGGTATTCGGGTGCGACGGCCTTCTGTGGGACTTCTACCACGGCGCAAGCAAAGGTGGCCGCCCCGCCTACCTCGTCACGGAGGGAGAATCGTGAAGACCGAGCAACTACGGAAGCACGAAGCCAACCGGCTCCTTCGGGTGATTGCGCGCACGGGCCGGAACTTCTTCCGCCACGGGGACGACGTGTCGTACATGGAGATCGACAAGCGCGGGCGGGTGTGGTTCGTGGACTCCTACAGCAAGCGCAGGGTCTACACGCACTACTCCGGCGAGTGGAAGGGCTTCACGAACGGTGGCACGCTCCGGTCGCTGGTGATCCGGCTGCGGGACTACATCAAGCGCGGCACCCCTGTCCCGGCGCTGGTATTCGGCCCGTGGCCGGAATGGTATTGCGGGGGAGACTTGTGGGGATACGGCGACGACATGGGTGCGGTGCGGAGCGAGGCCGCGAGGCTGGGCATATCCGACGCCATCCCACCGGAGGGAGAATGAGCAGGCACGACGGAGGACCCGCGTTCCCAACGTTGGTGCCCAACCGGCGGCACCCGGACCACCAGCCCGGTACACGGGCACCCGGCATGACGCTGCGCCAGTGGTACGCGGGGCAGGCGCTCGCGGGGCTGATTGCGGGGGAGGCGGGCCGGCCAACCAAGTCTACGATTTATGCGGAGTGGGCGTTTGGTGTGGCCGACGCCATGCTGGCCCACGAGTCCGCGGAGCCCAAGCCATGAGCCTCTTCGACCTGACGCCCTACACGGACGAAGGCGCCGTGTCCCTCGCATCGGCCCGCAGGCTCTTGGCTAACGTGGAATGGCTGGACGAGCCCGGCGACTACGACGGCGAGGTGTGGTGGCCCCGGCATCGGGCGGCCCGTGCGCTGGCCGTGAAGCTCGGCGCGTCGGATGTGGTCGTGGCGCTGGACGAATTGGGCAACCCTGACGGTACCAATGGGCTCGAACAACTCGGGATCGTGGCAGTCCGGGCCGCACGGGACTTCCTGCGGAGCAAGGAGGCGGGAGTATGATGCGCACAAGGGAGGAACAGATTCGCGGACGGTGCAAGCACTTCACCGGCATCCAGAACAAGACTTGTGGCGCGGGCGTGCGCTACGACGACGTAAGGAGGCTGCCCGGCTTCAATGTGCCGTGCATCCTGCAGTACGCCGACGACTCTCCACCCTGCGACAATCGGGCATTTCCGACGCTAGAGGAGGTCGCGGAGCAGATCGAACGGGATCGCAAGGCGGTGCGCGACTACTCCACGGCCCGCAAGGCGATCACCGACGAAATCGGGCCGTTTGTTCGGGGCAAGTCGCCGGGCGTCGGCGGCGAAATTCCGTGCCCCGTCTGCACGACAGGCACCCTGCGCTACAGCCGTGCCATGTCGAACGGGCACGTCCACGCCAGGTGCTCAACGGATGGGTGCGTCGCATGGATGGAGTGACCCCTCTGGGCCGCTGGCTCGCCCGGCGCGGACCCTTCGAGATGGGGCGGAAGCCCCGGGAGGTGGAGCATGGCTGACCGAGGGTGGGAGGAGCTACACAAGGCTGTGGCTGAACTGTGGGGATACGACCAAGGATGGCCGACGCACGGAAACGCGCCACTCGCCATCGCGGCTGGTGTCGCACTGCGGGAAAGCGAGGTGGGGCGGCTGCGAGCGTGGGTGGACGATCTCCAGTCGGGCATGTACGTCAACTGCGTCTACTGCGGTCATCGCTACGGCCCCAATGAGACTACTCCTGTGAGCATGGCCGACGCGCTCAAGGCGCACATTGAAGAATGCCCAGACCACCCCATGAGTGCGCTCAGGGAAGAGGTTCAGCGCCTCCGCGCCGCCCTCGCCCTGCCCCGGCTCGGTGCCGCCCTAGCCCGGCCCGCCGAGCCCGTGGGGGAGTGGCGGCCCATCGAGACGGCACCACGCGACGGCACGGAGGTGCTGACGCTAAGGCGCGCTGGCCTCATGTCCGTGGCCGCGTACCTCCCGCACGGGAAAGCGGAGTGGTGCTGTGCGGACGGGGGCCGCCTCCTAAACGTGACCCACTGGATGCCGCTACCCGATCCCCCGGAGGTGCCCCATGGCTGAGAACAGCGCAATTCAGTGGACCGACCACACGTTCAATCCGTGGATCGGCTGCGCCAAGGTGTCGGCGGGCTGCAAGCACTGCTACGCAGAGACGCTGATGGACACGCGGTACGGGCGGGTCGAGTGGGGTGTGAACGGTACCCGCTCACGCACGTCGGACGCGAACTGGAAGAAGCCGTTGGCGTGGAACCGGGCCGCAGAGAAGGCGGGGAAGCCCGCCCGCGTGTTCTGCGCGTCGCTGGCCGACGTGTTCGAGGATCGGCCCGAGTTGGTGCCGTGGCGCTCCGACCTGTGGGCGCTGGTGGAGCGGACGCCGTGGCTGCGGTACCAGCTCCTTACGAAGCGCCCCGAAAACGTCATGGGCATGGTGCCGGAGTCGTGGCGCGACGGGTTCCCACCCCACGTATGGATCGGCACCTCGGTCGAGGACCAGGCCGCAGCCGACGAGCGCATCCCGCATCTGCTCCAGATCCCCGCGAAGGTCCGCTTCCTGTCGTGTGAGCCGCTGATCGGGCCGGTGGACCTGAAGCCGCAATGGCTCCACGAACACCCCGGCACCCTCCACCTAGGCCCCGGCCACTATCCAGGCCCAGCTATCCATTGGGTCATCGCGGGCGGCGAATCGGGACCGGGTGCAAGGCCGTGTGACGTGGCGTGGCTTCGGTCGCTCCGGGACCAGTGCGCAGCCGCTGGGGTGCCGTACTTCCTCAAGCAGCTTGGGTCGCGCCCGCATTCGGTGGCTGACCGCATCGGCCCCATCCCAAAGGGAATCGCTTTCCCGAACGGCTTCTACCGCCACCTGAACGACCACAAGGGCGGCGACATGGAGGAGTGGCCGGCGGACCTGAGGTTGCGGGGGTTCCCGGGGGGCGGCCGTGGCTGACGCCCCACCAGCATGGACGACCATCCTGGCCGATACCCGCTTGAGCCGGGAGGCCCGCATCATGGGTGCCTTCCTGGCGTCCATGGGCCCCGGGCAGCACGAGGTCTCGCACGACACATGGCGCCTACTCCTTGGACGGTCTCCCCGAGGCGGTATGACCAAGGACGAGACACTGTCCGGATACCTGTCGGAGCTGACGTCCCACGGGTGGGCCGAGAGGATGTCCTTGGGTGGCCGGGGGTCACCCGTGTATCGGCTCTACCCCCCTCCAGCGGGGGGGGATGGCAATTCCTCTCCTACCCCCCAGGGGGGTACCATACTTTCTCCCCCCCCCCCAGGGGGTAGCATGGAAACCGTCTCCCCCCCTCCAGGAGGGGGGCAGGATCCTCCCTCCTCCTCCCCTCCTCCTTCACCACCTCCTGTAACTGCCGCGGGCGTGCGCGAGGATGGGGTGCGAGCGGACGCGGACCGGGTCATCGACGCTGCCGACGGGACACTCGACGGGTGCCGTGGTTCGCTCCGGGACTACCTCGCCGAGCGGGTCAGTCCCGAAAGGCAGCACGCCTACGTCCAGCGTGTGGTCACCGCGCTCGAAGGTGCCGACGAGTGGATGTGGAAGGATCGCACCGGCCGCACCCTTCGCGACGGCCGTACCGCGGTCCTGGCGGCCGCGTTCAACGAACTCTTGGCCGGCGACGAGATCGGCAAGCACTTCCCCGAGCCGCCGGGTGGCTACGGCAATCTCCGCTCGAAGGTCCGATACCTGGTTGCCTCTCAGCTCGGGGTCGAGAGAGACGCGACGAAGTCTGGGACGAGGGTCACCCCGTGCATCCCAGTCATCCCCGCCAACCAAGGAGCCTTCCGGTGATGCAGCGCATCGGCACGCTCCGCAAGGTCACCACCGAGCCAGTCGAGTGCCCGTGCGGCACCGTGTTCGACGCCGAGGTCATGACGCTGGGCGAGGTCCGCGTAGCGCCGACCCACTGCCCTGCCTGCTACCTCGCGATCCGGAACCAGCCGGTCCACGCTGGCCGTGTGGCGACCACGGAGGACCAGGTCCTCGAAGACATGGAGTGGCTCGGGGTCAATCTGCAGGAGCACGGCTGGCTCGAGTACGGCCCCAACGCCGGCAAGCCCGCCACGCTGGACAACCTGGGCATCAGTCCAGGTGTCACGGCGGCCCGCAATTTCGTGCGCCGCCTCGTGGACGCCGGCCGGTGGAGGGCCGTGGTTCCGCTGTACCTGTGGGGGCCGACAGGGACCGGCAAGAGCCAGACCGGGGTTGCCGTCATCCGCGCCGCTCTGGAGGCCGGGATACCCCGTCAGGAGATCGTGTACGACCGGGGCCGGGCCATGGTCACGCAGCTCCAGGACCGCTACACCACGGGCACCGTGGACGAGTTCAGCGCCAAGCGTGGCCGCGCCCGCCTGTGGGTCTACGACGACACCGGCACCGAGAAGCTGACGCCATCCGCGTTCGCCGCCGTCGAGGACATCCTGGACCGCCGCGGGGGCAAGGCCAGCCTCATCACAGCCAACCACAACCGCGAGGAGACGGCGAATCGGTGGGCCAGCCAAGACGGGTGGGTGCGCCTGCGCTCCAGGCTGGGCCCGTATCATGAGGTCGAGATGGGTGGGCAGGACTGGCGGTTCGTGGAGCGGGGGGAGGTGGCATGACGGGCCCAACGTTATCTCCTCGGATGCAGGAAGTCGCAACCCTCGTGGCTGGCCGTGGCATGTCCTATCGGGAGGTGAGCCAAGAACTCGGGATCTCAGAGAGCGCCGTCAAGCGGTATGCGGAACAGGTGGGAAAACGGATGTCTCTTTCGCCGCGCCGGGCCATGTTCGACTGGTACCGGAGTGCGGCCGGAGACCGAGACGCGGCATAGGCCCGTCCATTGGGAGGTTTTACCAACTGGCCGATTCTCCCAATGCCGCGGGAGTCTTGCCGACGCTACTGTCGGTGTGGGGACCCACGGGACGGACAGCAGCAAGGCGACTTCTCTTGCGACCACGCGACCACTACGGCCAACGGTCAGCGGCCCAGCGGGGCTATAACGCCCGCTGGCAGAGGTTGCGACGCATGCACCTGAGCCGTCACCCGCTCTGCACCATGTGCATTGAGCGAGGGCGCACCACCCCCGCAACCGTCGTGGATCACGTGGAGCCCCACCACGGAGACCCTGACCTGCTGTACGATCCCGCGAACCTGCAGAGCCTCTGTGCCCCGTGCCACGACGGTGCGAAGCAGCGCGAGGAGGTCACCGGCAGGGTGTCTGGGTGCGGCACAGACGGCGTGCCGCTCGACGGCGCGCACCACTGGAACGCCGAAACCCGGCAGAAATTGCCGGGTGCGCGGACTACCCCCCGGGGGGAGGGCGGGTCGAATCTCCAGCAGGTGGGCCAAGACGGGACCGGTGAGACATGCTCACGCGCACCGGCGCGGTTTGAAACTCGGCAGTTTTTGCCGGGTCGGGCCTGATGGCTGGCCGCAAGCCGAAGCCGCCGCGGCTCAAGGCGATCACGGGAAACCCGGGCAGGCGCCCGATCCCCGAAGAGGTTGAGTTGCCGGACACCGGGGTGGTTGTAATGCCGGAGTTCATGAAGAAGCGTCGGCGGGCCGTGGAGTTGTGGGAGGAGATGGCGCCGAAGCTGGTGATACTCGGGACCCTGCGGCCAGAGTCGGTCTACCTGCTGGCGCAGTGGTGCATGCTCCAGTCCCAGTTCGAGCGCCGCCCGGATGACTTTACGGCGTCCAAGATCGCAAACATGCGCGCCCTGGCCTCCATGCTCGGCATGGACCCAAGCTCTCAGGGCAAGTTCGTGACCACGAAGGCCGATGACGAAAACAAGGACCCAGCGGAGGAGTTCTTCCGGGGCCCGCGTGCGGTCAACGACTGACCGGGCAACGGCCTATGCAAAGAGCGTCACGTCCGGCGATATCGTGGCTGGGCCTCACGTTCGTGCTGCATGCGCTCGCCACCTCCGCGACCTCGATGTCGGCGCTCGCCGCGGCATTCTGTGGAGCCCAGAAAGCGCAGGCCGGGCCCTGCGGTACTTCGGCACCGTGCTCAAGCTCAACGGCGGGGAGCACGAGGGTCGACCGTTCGAGCTGCACGAGTCTCAGGCCTTCATCGTGGGGTCGCTGTTCGGGTGGCTCCGGAGCGACGGAACCCGACGGTTCCGGGTGGCGTTCATCGAGCAGGGAAAGGGCAACGGCAAGTCTCCTCTCGCTGCCGGCGTGGGCCACTACATGACCGGGGCGGACGGCGAGTCGCGGGCCGAGACCTACGCGGCGGCCACCGACAAGGACCAGGCCGGAATCCTGTTTCGGGACGCCGTGGCGATGGCGAAGCAGTCGGACGCCATCATGTCCCGCGTGACGTTTTCAGGCGGCGTGGGCAAGGAGTACAATATCGCCTATCTCGGGTCTGGCTCGTTCTTCCGCCCGATCTCGTCCGAATCCCGGGGCCGGGGAAAGTCCGGGTTTCGCCCCCACTGCGCCCTGCTTGACGAGATCCACGAGCATCCGACGAACGCCATGGTGGAGTTCATGCGCGCCGGGACGAAGGGCCGCGCCCAGCCGTTGATTTTCATGATCACGAATTCCGGCGTGGACAGGACCTCGGTGTGTTTCGAGTATCACACCTACGCCACTCGCGTCGCGTCCGGCGAGCTCCAGGACGATTCGTTCTTCGCCTACGTCTGCGCCCTGGATGACGACGAGGATCCGTTCACCGACAAGGCGGACCCGGATCTCGGATACCCGCGTTCGTGGCTGAAGGCCAACCCGCTTTTGGGCGTGACGTTCAAGCCGTCGTATCTCGAGGAGCAGGTCCGCCAGGCGAAAGGCATGCCGGCCAAGGAGTCCATCGTGCGCCGGCTCAACTTCTGCCAGTGGGTGGACGCTGAGAATCCGTGGATCTCCGGAGAAGCGTGGCGGAGCTGCGAGCGAGACTGGTTGGATCCATCGTCCGTGGGTGTGCCGTGCTATCTTGCGCTGGACCTCTCGGGAAAGCGAGACCTGACCGCGCTCGCTCAGGTGTGGCCCGACGACGACGGGTCGCTCGACGCCCAGGTGGAGTTCTGGACCCCGGGGGACACCCTGCTCCACCGCGCCAGCGTGGACCGGGCGCCCTACGACGTATGGGAGCGGGACGGCTTTCTGCACGCGCCTTCCGGAAAGTCCATCGACTATGCCTACGTGGCCGGACGGGTTGCGGAAATTCACAGGCGCCCCGGGATCGTGGCGTTGGCTTTCGACCCCTACCGCATGGATGACTTCACTCGCGCCCTGGACGACGTGGGCGTCCCGTGGTGGATCGGCGAGCGGAAAGCGGACCGTTCGGGAAAGATGGCGTGGGTGGACGAGGATTCCGGCAAGCCCGGTGAGGGCATCATGCTGGTGCGTCACGGCCAGGGGTTCGGAGGCGGCCAGTCCGACTCCTCGCTTTGGATGCCCCGGTCCATCACCACCACCGAAGACGCGATCCTCGGAAGCCGGCTTCGTGTGCAGAAGAATCCGGTCCTGACGTGGAATGCCGCGAGCGCGGTACTCGCCCAGGACGCGCAGGAGAACCGAAAGTGGGAAAAGAGGAAGTCCACGGGCCGGATCGACGGCATTGTGGCGCTGAGCATGGCCGTGGGCCTCGCTGACGCGCTCCGAGACCATGTGAGCGAATCGGGGAGCGTGTACGAAACCCGGGGGATCAGGAGCGCGTGATGAAGACATGGTGGCGCCGGTTGTCTGGGTTCTCGGCCCGTGTGGCTCGCGGGGTCGCGACGGTTAGCAGGCGGGCGTGGGGAGCATTCGACGTGCGGGACCTCCACTGCTACGCAGGGGCGGCCGTCGCTTCGGCCGGCGTGTGGGGCTTTGACCCTCGCGTCGCGGCCATCTGCCTGGGGGTATTCCTCGCGTGGCTCGGGGTGAGGAGGTAGCCGTGGGCATCCTGAGTAGCATGGAGCAGAGGGCGTCCCTGGAGAACCCGTCCACCAGCCTGTCGAACCCTGCGCCATGGCTGGTGGACTGGGCCGGCGGTGGGGCGACCAAGTCCGGCGTGACCGTGGGCAATGCGAGCGCGATGGGCATCTCCGCGGTCTACGCGGCGATCCGGAGGATTTCGGCAGACGTCGCAAAGCTGCCGATCCACACTTACGAGAAGATGGACCGTGGCCGGCGGCGGGCGACCGAGCACCACATGTACGACGTGTTCCACATCCGCCCCAACCCGGTGATGTCCTCGTACACGTTCTGGGAGGTGCTGGTGGGGCACCTGCTGTCCTGGGGCAACGGGTACGCCGAAAAGGAGCTCGACGGCGCCGGGCGCGTGGTCGCGCTGTGGCCGCTGCGCCCCGACCGCATGGACGTCGTGTGGACTGGATCGAGGAAGGTCTACTTGTACCGGGCCAACGAAGGCGGCCCAATCCCGTTCACGGCCGACGAGGTATTCCATGTGCCCGGGTTTGGCTACGACGGGCTCGTGGGCTACAACCCGATCCGGATCGCCCGGGAATCGCTGGCCCTGAACGTCGCGGCGGAGCGGTACGGGTCAGCGTTCTTCGGGAACGGCTCCCGGGCGTCTGGCGTGCTGAAGACCCCAGAGCGTCTGAGCGACGAGGCGTACACCCGCCTCCGGCGGTCGTGGGAGGAGCAGCACCAGGGGACCGACAACGCCCACCGGATCGCCATTCTGGAAGAGGGTGTGGACTGGGCGCAGATCGGGATCCCCCCCGAGGAAGCGCAGTTCCTTGAGACGCGGAAATTCCAGACTCGCGAGGTGGCCCGCTGGTTCCAGATCGCCCCTCACAAGATCGGGGACCTGGACAATGCCACGTTCGGGAACATCGAGCATCAGTCTCAAGAGCACCTGAACGACACCATCCAGCCGTGGGTGGAACGCATCGAGCGCCCGGCCAACTGGGAGCTCTTCCCGCCGTCGGAGCGGGGCAGATTCTACATGCGGTTCATGATCCAGGCGCTGCTGCGTCCCGACTCGGCGGCCCGGGGGGAGTTCTACACGAAGCTCTTCCAGGTAGGCGCTCTGTCGCCCAACGATATCCTGGAGATGGAGGACCGGAACCCGGTACCAGGCGGAGACCAGCGTTTCGTGCCGCTCAACATGGTCCCCCTCGATGGGCGCGAGGAACCGGACCCACCCCGGGGCGGCTTTCGTTCAGCGCCGGACACTCAGGAGATTGCCGTGGATCGTGGGGCGTCCCAGGAGCGCACGGTAGCTCTTCGGGGCCGCCAGATCGGCGCGCACTACGAACCGTTCCGGTATGCGGCCCAGGGCGTCTTGAATCGAGAACTGATTCAAGCTCGGCGCGCCCTGTCGAGATCGTTTGGCGCTCGGGACCAGGCCGCGTTCCGTGTGTGGGTGGACGAGTTCTATGCCACGCACGGAGAGCAGGTAGCGGAGCAGATGCTGCCCGCTTTCGTGGCCCTGGCAAAGTCCATCCACGCCACCACGGCCGACGAGATGGGCGCGGAGGTGGACGAGGCGACCGTGGACGCTTTCGTGCAGGAATATGCCGATGTCGCCGGGGTCCGGTGGGCCGCCAGGTCTCGGGCCCAGTTGCTGGAGCTCTTGCGGGAGACCGCACCCGAAGACGTAGAGGCCGCGCTGGCGGCCCGGCTGGACGAATGGGAAGAGAAGCGGGCGGACAAGGTGGCGCTGCAAGAATCTCACCAACTGGCCAACGCGGTCATCAAGGCGTCCTATCTCCTATTCGGGGTGACCACGATTCGGTGGCACAATACCGGAAGCTCTGACTGCCCCTACTGCGCCCAGATGCACGGGCGCACCATCGCCATTCGCGGCGTCTTCCTTGGTGAGGGTGATTCTGTAGAGGCGAACGAGGAGGGCAAGGACCCCCTCACGGTGACGGGTACGATTGGTCACCCCCCACTCCACCGCGGCTGCGACTGCCAGACCGTCGCTGTGACGTGAGCAAACCCACGAGGAGTTCCCGCATGAACGTCTATCGCACACTCGTCCGCGCCATAGCGTCCCAGCGCGTGGCCCACATGGACCCCAGGTATCTGGCGTCGCTTCTGGCCGCGGCGCAGGACTCGTGGGATACCGCGCCCATCGGCGATCACGCGGAAGCGGTCGAACCCGAGATGGGATCTGGCGTGCTCGTCTTCCAGGTCCGTGGCACCATCGTCCACCATTGGACCGACGGGTTCGATTCGTTCGGCATGGTGACGCCCACCGACTGGCTAGTGGACGCCCTGAACGAGGCCGCCACGAACGAAGCGGTGCGCGGCGTGGTCTTGGACATTGATTCCGGCGGCGGCATGGCCGTGGGCACGCCCGAGGCGGCCGAGGCCATCTACCGGTTCCGTGATGTGAAGCCGATCTGGGCGGTGGCCAACGGTGGGGCCTACAGCGCCGCCTACTACCTGGCCGCCGCCGCGGGACGACTCCTCGTGACCCCGTCCGGCGGCGTGGGCTCCATCGGAACGCTCACCATGCACGAGGACATCACCGAGATGCTGGCGAACATCGGCGTCAAGGTGGAGATCCTCCGTGCCACTGAGGCGGAGAACAAGGCCAGGTTCAACCCGTTCGAGTCACTGACCGACGAAGAGCGGGCCGTGGTGGTGGAGGAGCTGGATACCCGCAATGGTCAATTCCTCTCCGACGTGGCTCGGTACCGCGGCATGGAACCCGAGAGCGTGGCCGAGGTGTCGGAACTTGGGCGCACATTCCTCGCCCCTGCGGCCGTGGCGATTGGCCTAGCCGACGGCGTGATGACCCTGCGGGACGCGGTGGCCGAAATGTCCGCCATGGTGGGCGTGCCGCCCGAAACGGACGGAGGCACGGATGTCGGGGCGCGCTCGGGCGCCGGCGTTGGTGTCGAGGTCCGCAACCTTGGCGCTGACCAGGGGTCGGAGGTGCGGACTGCTGGGGCTGGCGGCAAGGAGCGGCTGGAGGGTTCTGCGCTCAACTACGGGTCCCTGAGCGCCGACATGGGCGGCTGGCAGGAGACGTTTGAGCCGGGTGCGTTCGCGGGCTCCATCGCGGAGGATGACCTGCGGGTGATCTGGCAGCACGACCCCCGGTGCGTTTTCGGCCGCGTGAAGGCGGGCACCGCGAGGATCTGGGAGGACGGCGGAACGGTTCGCTACACCGCCGAGCCGCCAGACGCCCAGTGGGCGCGGGACGCCATGGAGTCGGTGCGCCGCGGCGACGTGGACCAGAACAGTTTCAAGTTCCGGGTGTTCCCCGGGGGCCAGCGGTGGGAGCGCCGGGGCGGCATGGACACGCGCATCATTTCCAAGGCCCAGCTCATGGAGGTCGGCCCGCAGACCAATCCCGCGTACACTGACACGACCGCGGCCGTGCGCTCGCTGGAAGCGTGGCGCGGATCGGACGAGTACGGCGAGGCCCTCCGGGTGGAGCGGGTGGCGTCGGCGGAAATCTACACAAGGCGGGCCGCGTTGAGGGGGCGGACTCTGTAGGTGGTATTGACCCGCACCCCCATGCACGGCATGTTGTAGGCGAAGGCGATGTAGAGGCGGTCCCCCGACTCCAACGGGAGCGGGTGCGATGCACGTCCATCGGGGCGCCGCCTAACGAGGCAAGCCACGTTCGCGATGCGGGCGCAGGGCCTCTGGCACCCAAGGCAACACTGACCTTGGGCCGGAGACCCTGCGCCCTTTTCGTGGCCTGTAACTCCGGCCCTCCGACCGGAGACAGGGACGATGCCCGGACTTCTGACCTCGAAGGAACTGCGCGAGAAGCGCCAGAACCTTCACAACGAGTACCAGTCGGTGCTCAACAAGGCTTCCGACGAGGGTCGGGAGCTGACCAGCGAGGACCGCCAGGCCCTCGACCGCATGGACGAGCGCGACGCCGCGCTGAAGTCCGACATCGAACGCATCGAGGCGCACGAGGCCCGCCAGGCCGAACTGGCCGAGTCGCGTGGCCTCCGTGGCAACGGAGCCCGCCCCGGGGTCACCGACCCTCCGGGCGGCGAGGAAGAGGAGCGCCGCTCTGACGGCCCGAGCGCCGAGGCGGTCAACGCCGCGTTCGAGAGCTACGTCCGGTACGGCATGTCCGCGCTCACCGCGGAAGAGCGGGCTGTGATGTCGAGCCGCTTCAGCACCATGAGCGAGGGTGAGCGCCGGGCCCTGGGCGCCGGATCCGACACGGCCGGTGGGTTCACCGTGCCCGACGAGCCCATGCAGCGGATCGTGTCCGCCCAGCTCCGCTACGGCGGAATGCGCCGGGCCCCCACGACCCAGTTCACCACGGCCACCGGTGCGCCCATCCCGATCCCGACCGACAACGACACGTCGAACACCGGGGAGCTGTTGGGCGAGAACACCCAGTCCAACGAGCAGGACATCACGTTCGGGCAGGCGACCCTGAACAGCTACATGTACTCGTCCAAGATCGTCCGGGTGAGCCTCCAGCTCCTCCAGGACGCCTCGGTGGACCTGAACATGTTCGTGTTCGACAAGCTCGGCGTGCGCCTCGGGAGGATCCAGAACACGCACTTCACCACGGGCGACGGGTCGTCCAAGCCGCAGGGCGTGGTCACCGGAGCGACGCTGGGCAAGACCGGCGCCAGCGCGACGGACATCGCCTGGGACGAGATCACCGACCTGATCCATTCGGTGGACGAGGACTACCGCGACATGGACGCCACCGCCTTCATGTTCTCGGACGACACGCTCCGCCTGATCAAGCAGATCAAGGACGGCAACGGTCGGCCCCTGTGGCAGCCCAGCGTCCAGGTGGGCGAGCCCGACCGCATCGACCGCTATCGGTACGTCGTGAACAACGACGTGGCCGACATTGCGTCGAGCGCCAAGTCGATCCTCTTCGGGGATTGGTCCAAGTACTTCATCCGCGACGTCGGCGGCGTGCAGCTCCTTCGCCTGTCGGAGCGGTACGCGGACTACCTGCAGGTCGGCTTCATCGCCTTCCGCAGGGGTGACGGCCTGCTCGTGGACGCGGGCACGCGCCCGATCAAGTACTTCCAGAACGCGGCCTGATCGTGGCTGACGTGAAGGCGCGGGTGGTGGTCGGGGGGTGGTACTGGGCCGGCCGGAAGCAATTCCCGGGCGACCCGGTGGAGGCCTCCGAGCGGCAGATCGCGGCGTGGGAAGCGGGCGGCTACGTCGAGCGGGTCTCGGCGCAGTCGCCCGCCCCTGCGGCAGCAGCGAAAGCCGCCACCACCGAAGTCGAAGAGGAGGGCGGCGACGCCCCCGAAGAAGGGACCGCAGCGAAGGCGTGGCCCCACAAGATCACGCCGGAGCAGTACCTGAACCGATTCCCGGATGGGCCCGACGCGGATCTCGCGAGGTCGATTCGCGGACAGACCAAGGAGTGACGGGGTCATGAGACAGCTTTCGAGCGGGGTGCTGGTCAAGGCCGCCCTGGCAGTCACGACCGCAGGGACCAGCGAGATCGACGGGTCCACCATCGACACCGCCGGTTACGAGGGCGTGATGTTCATCGCCAAGTTCGGCACGGCCGCGGCCAACAACACCCTTCAGGCGCAGCAGGACTCGGCGTCCGACATGAGCACCGCCGCGGACCTGGAAGGGTCGAGCGTCGGGGTCGGGGCGTCGGACGAGATCGTGTGGCTGGACATCTACCGGCCCCGGGAGCGGTACGTGCGCGTGCAGGCCGAGCGCGGCACGAGCACCACCCTGGAATGGGGTGTGGCGCTGCTGTACGGCGCCAAGAACCAGCCTGTGGACAACACCGTGGCCGGCACCATCCACGGCGAGACCCTCATCAGTCCCGCCGAAGGGACCGCCTGATCCACCGTGCCTTGAATGGCTACTCGGAGCCGGGGGTGGATCTACCACCCCCGGGATCCGGGGCAACCAGCGGAGAATGAATCATGGGTTACGAGCCCAAGGTGTACCGTAAGGACGGCGGCGACACGACCGTCGTGGCGAGTGGTGGGAAGATCGACGTGGAGAGTGGGGGTCGCATCAACGACGCGGTGAACCCGATCGCCCACAACGTCAGGACCCGCTTCACCATCGCCCAGATCAACGCGGGCGCAACGCTCCTGGCGGCCATCGCCGGGTATGCGTACCGGATGGTGTCCGCCGAGGCGATCTCCTACGGCGGCGCAGCGGGCGCGGTCACGACCGTGGACCTGCTCGGCACGCAGTCTGCCAGCGGCGTGAAGTTGGTCGCGTTCGCCCAGGCGAGCCTGACGCAGAGCGCTGTCCTCAAGGCTGGCGGCACGGGCGCCGCCGTCCTGGCCGATGGCGCCTCCTACGTGGCGTGTGACGCCAACACGGCCATCACCATCGGGAAGACGGGGTCCGACGTGACCACCGCGACCGGCGTGGACATCAACTTCAGCTACACCATCGAGGCGGCGTAATGTTCGCCAAGCGGCATTCGGTGGCCCTGACCACCGACGCGAGTGGGGACGCCACGGGGTACACGAACGCCGTCAACGGGAGGATCCACACCGTCCGCTACGCGAAGACGGACTTCGCGGACGGTGTGGATTTCACCGTGACCCTCGAGTCGACCGGGGAGACCGTCTGGGCCGAGTCGGACGTCAATGCCAGCGCCACGAGGGCGCCAAGGCAGGCGACGCACGGGACGGACGGTGCCGCGAGCCTGTATGCCGCCACGGGGGAGCCCGTGGAGGGCTTCATTGTGGCCGCCGACGACCGGATCAAGGTCGTGGTGGCGTCCGGGGGGAACGCGAAGTCGGGCACCTTCCACTTCGTCGTCGGGTAGCCCGATGGCCCTGGTCCGCGCCACGGACGCGACGGAAGAGCCGGTCACGGTCGCCGAGATGCGGGAGCACCTCCGGGTGGTTCCGTTCGAGGAGACCGGCTACCTGGCGGGCCTCATCACGGCGGCACGGCGCCACATCGGCGATGCGCAGAACCGGTCGTTCGTGGACACGGTCTGGAACCTGTGGATGGACGAGTGGCCGCCCAGGTCGCACATCGTCCTTCCTCGGGCCCCCCTGCGGTCCGTGGCATCCGTGTCGTGGTTCGATGCGGCAGACGCCGAGACCGTGGTGTCTTCGGCGTCGTATATCGTCGACACGTACAGTCAGCCGGGCCGGATCGTCCTGCGGGACGGGTACTCCTGGCCCACTGGTAGCCTGCGGGCAGCAAACGGGGTGAAGGTCGCGTTCACGGCCGGGTACGGCACCGACGCGAGCAGCGTGCCCGCGAACACGAAGCACCTCATCAAGCTGCTCGTGTCGCACTGGTGGGACAACCGCGAGCCGGAACTGGTGGGGACGGTGAGCAAGCAGCTCCCCAAGACCCTCGAGTCGCTGATCTGGATGGACCGACTCGTGTTGGGACTATGACGGGCCGCCCCTTGGTGGTGCACCCGATGCACGGGCTCGGAGACGCGGTCTATCAACGACCGTTCGTTCGGTGGCACGCGCAGCGTCGGCCTGTGTTCATGAAGACGTTCTGGCCCGAGGTCTTCGCCGGCATCGGCTGCGCCGGGTTCCTGCGCCCCCCGGCGGGCATCGACCTGCGAACGGGCGCAAGGAACGCGGACGCGCAGCCCGCCGACGTGTGGGCGACCGAGCCCGTGGGTGCCGAGCACATCCGGCCCGCCTACAACCTGGCCAGCGGCGAGACGATCTATGCGGAGCTCCGGCGTGAGTACGGCCTTTCCGTCTCCGAGGTCCCGGCCATGGACCTCCCGGACTTCGGACCGCCCCCCGTGGAGGCTCCCTACGCCGTCGTGCGGCCCGTGACGCTTCGCCGCGAGTGCTACACGCCTGCCAGGGCTCCGGACCCCTGCTACATCGCCGAGGCCGCTGACCGTCTGCGCGCCATGGGGTACCGCATCGTCAGTGTGGCCGACGTCGATGGCGTCGCAGAATGGGTGGAGGGCCCGGAGTACGAGGCTGACCACGTATTCCACGCCGGGGAGCTCGGGGTCGCTGATCTGTTCGCCCTGATCCAGGGCGCGTCCGTGGTGGTCGGCGGCGTGGGCTGGATCGTGCCCGCCGTGATCGCT